TTAAGAAACTCTGAATTGTTTTTTTTTACATTCACCTGAGCCAATAGGGTGTATAGTTAATACTTCAGTATCATTATTATAATCTATTTTTTCAATTAAGTAATTAATAATCCTTCTTTGATTTTCAATAGGTTCATTTTTAATATTTATACATTTATCTAATAGAGCACTTATAAATTCAGCATCATAATTTTCAGACGAGTTATTTTCTACATTAGTATTTATAGCGTTTAAATCTTTTTCTAAGTCAGCGATTTCAGGTTTTAGAGTTCTTATTTTATTCATAAAGATATCAGTTAGATCATCAGCCAAAGCTAATTTTTCAAGCAGGCCATTTAATTGTTTAGTCTTAGTTAATATTTGTTTTTCTATACTAGATTTTCTGATTTTATCTTCTTTAACTTTATTGCTTTCATTTCGTACCTTGCGAATCCTATCAAGAAAGTTTTTTTTATTCTTAGCCATTTCAATTAAACTATCTAATACACATTCTTCTAATTTTTCTCCAATTAAGTTTTTACTATTACAAAGTCTTCCGCTACTACGTCTTTTTAAATTGCACTTATAATAAATTTTTTTTAATCCAGTATCGTTATCTCTATGCCCTTGTACTATGCCCATAGTAGTTCCACAAGAGCTGCATATTAATTTACTAGTTAGTATTGCTTTATTAGTTTTACCGCTGTTAGGAGCTAAGAATTTATTAGTTTTAAGCTGCTTTTGTACTTCTAGCCATGTATTAGGTTCAATGAAGCCTTTACATCTTTTACTTACAGCTGCAATCCATTCAGATTTATCTCTGAATTGATTTAATTTCTTACCATCTCTAGTGCTTAAGAAAGTTCTATTATATTGTAAAATTCCATGAATTCCATCAGGTGTACCATAAATGTTTATGCCATCATCATCAAGATATTTTAGAATATCATCTGAACTTTTAACATAAAGAGGATTTTTCAAAACTTTATGTAGAGTTGCTAATGCAAAATATTTTCCGGACACGGGTACTATATTATTTTTCATTAGATATTTTTCAGTTTGATGAATAGATCCTTGTTTTAAATATGTTTCAAAAATTATTTTAACTAATTTTACTTCTTCAGGTTCTTGAATTAAAAATGAGATAGCTTTTTCATTTCCATTCTCATCAAAGCAAGTTTCTCTTTTTCTTGAATAACCAAGAGGAGGTGAACCACCTAACCATTGACCATTCTTTGCAAGCTCCATCATATTATCTCTAACACGTTCTGCGATTGTCTCACGCTCTAATTGTGCAAATACAGAGGCAATATAAATCATAGCACGTCCCATTGGACTAGTTGTGTCAAATTGCTCTCTTATACTTACGAAGTCAACTCCATATGATTGTAATTCATCAAGGGTAGAGGAGAAATCAGCAACATTACGTGAGATACGATCTAACCTATAGCATATCAAGATATCAAATTTTTCTTTCTTTATGTCATTCAATAATTTCTGAAATTCAGGTCTATTAGTATTTTTACCACTGAATCCTTCATCTTCATAAATGGAATATTCAATTTCTTTATTTTTATTTAGATTTTCTATGTAGTCTTTACACATTTGAATTTGATTTCCAATACTATCACCTTTGCCTGTGAGTTTAGATTTTCTTGAGTAAATAGCAATTTTCATATCATCACTCCTAAGAATATATTGTTTGTTTTTATAGTTATTAGGAATATTATAGCATAAAAACTTGAAAATCGAACACATGTTTCATATAATGATAATATAAATATGTCTAGAAAGGATTGATATATGTGGATAATAAAATGATACTAATTCCTATTGAATATAGAGGGAAATCTTATCCAAACGGTATTACACCAAGTATTAAGGAGGTTGCTGGACACTTTGATATAACAAGTTTAAATATCAAAGATAAAAATTATAGTTTGCATACTGAGTATAGTTTTGGAAAGCGAAGATTAGATTTACCTATAATTGAAAGCGATGGTGAAATATCTAAAGCCAATATAAAAGGAATACCACAATTATGGTTTTCAGATAGGTGGGCATCTGAATTTGCATATTTTATTATAAAACTTACACAAAAAAAACAGCCCAAAATCATAGAGATACATCCTCCATTTCGCGATTATTGCGATGATATGAGTGATTTTATACAAAACTACGAAGTTTTTGAAAAAATAATTAAGTTATATTTTCCGGATACTATTATTCTTATTGAAAATAGAAATGACTCTAACTATAATACTACGGCATTAAAAAATAAAGATAGCAAATTTCTAGTATCTACTGTAAAACAAATAGTGGAACTATCAGAGATATTAGATAAAAAGAAGCTATCTTTAAAAATTACACTAGATATACCACAACTATTTAAAGTAGAGGAAGAACAAGAAGAAAATAAAAATAGAGACAAAATGGAAATAATGAAAGATGCATTTGAAGATATAAAAAAAATACGACATAATATAATGGGAATACATCTATGGGGAAGAAGGAATAATAGAACTCATTATGGAGATTTAAATGATTTGTTCGAAAATAGCAAAGATAAAGAATTATTTTTAGATAATTTGGTAGATACATTCAAAGACAATGTTCCAAGATATTTTGTACCAGAAGTAAATTTTGGCGCAGATGGTGTTACTAATATAGTAAATGATTTAATGGAAGCTAAATGTATTTTTCAATAAGATAATCTGTAGTAAAAATCAAAGATACCACATTATTCTGTAAATGAATTTGTGGTATTTTTGTTATTTTATAGTTATTTTTAGGGAATTGAGGTATAATTAAGAAAGGTTTTAAAGATTATAAATTACAAATATATTATTTAAATTACTTATAGTAAGGAGAAAGAGTATATGGCTAAATATGATGCCTATTATGATGCTATAAATAATAAATATGCTTATTATTTATTTGCTTCAATCAAACAATATGATACACATGTATATTTTGATTTATATGAATATATAGTAGAAAAAAGTTCATTTAATAATTATAATTCTAAACTTTTTGATAAGCGATTAGTTAAAAAGGATGTTATATTAAGTGAGGAGATGTTTCTTTATTTAATACTAAAAAAAATGTTTTTGAATGACAGAACTATAGTGAAAGATAAAGATTTACGTTGGTTAATGTTTGATATAAAAAAACTATATTTACGAGGAAAGAAACAGCGTAATATTGGTGAAATGCCTATAAAAGAAATACTTAGAATTAATGAACAGCTGACATATGTTTTTTATATAAAAGCTATAGATGAGGAATTTGTTTTAACCGATTTTTTTATAAGAGAAAGAGGTTATAAGATAGAAAATTTGAAAATTTCTAAGCCATTGTTTGAAAAGTTGTCTTATATGTTAAATGCAGTAATTAATTATGGAACTAATTTTTCAGAAATGTCATACAAGATTGAAACTCTTTTATTTAAAATAAAACAAGATTTATTTAAACGTCATTATAATGATATTAAAAATTGTTTTGATGTTATTCTAAAATCTCCAACATCACTAACTTATTCAAATATATATAAGATACTAGCACCGACAGTAGAAGGCTTACTAAGGGATTATTTTGCATTAAAGAATATTCAATTATTAAAGAGTAGAGATTTAGGACAAATTATAAATGAAATTAACACTAATAATTATTTTGAAAAAGATTTTGTTGAGTTAATTAATTCAATTCATGCTCCTATAAGAAATTTTTCAATGCATGGTCATGTTCCATCAGAAAAAATAGCCAAATTTGCAGTATTAACAATTTTAGAATTTTATGAATTATTATACTTAAAAATATATAAAAATTAATTTTTATGCAAAATAAATTTTTATAAGAATCGATTAGGGGAAGTGATAAATTTGAAGATATTAGTTATAGGAAATGGATTTGATTTAGAACATGGACTGCCAACAAAATATAAAGATTTCTTAGATTTTATGCAATGTATTAATTTTTTAGAGAATAATTTAAATATAATAGAAAGGTTTGATATTAGTGAAAGTTATTTTGAAGTAAATTTAGAAGTAGAAGTAAAACATGCAGTAGACGATAATGTCAAAAAATATTTTTATGATAAAAAACTATTAAATTATAGCTCTTTTAATAAATGGAAGGAAAAAGAGATTTCAAAAGAATTAGTTAAATATGCTGGCAATAATATTTGGATTAAATATTTCATTGAAAACATGAATTATGAAAAAGAAGGCTGGATTGATTTAGAATCTGAAATTTCAAATGTGATTAAATGTTTTGATTATATGAAAAATATTAGTAAGTATTATGAAAAGTACTATCAACTGCCAGAAAATATAGATGATTATAAAGAAGAAATAGTACAAAAAATTTTAGATTATAGTGAGTTTGAAATAAATGGATATGAACTTATAGATACTAATCTTAAACAGATAATAAAAGTATTGAATAAACATTTGAAGAATTTAATAAGATGTTTAGAAATATATCTTGAAGACTGTGTTAAGAAAATAGAGATAAGATATATTTCACCAGACATAAAAGGAATTTATTTTGATAAAGTTTTAAGTTTTAATTACACTAATACATATGAAATAAAATATGGTTTGAATTTTGATTATGATTCGGAGCAATATGATTATATTCATGGGAAAGCTAATATGAATAGAAGAAAAGAAAAAAATAATATGGTATTAGGTATTGATGAATATCTTGATGATGATAGAAAAAGTAATGAATTAGATTTTATAGAATTTAAAAAATATTTTCAAAGAATATATAAGAGAACTGGAAAAGACTATAAAAAATGGATTTGCGAAAAAGATAAAAATGAAATATATATATTTGGTCATTCACTTGATGTTACCGATAAAGATATATTAATAGAATTAATAGAGCATGAAAATACTATTACAACAATTTTTTATTGTAATAAAAGTGTATATGCACAACAAATTTCTAATTTAGTTAAAATTATTGGATCAGATGAATTAACAAGAAAAGTTTCAGGAGAAAATCCAACTATTATTTTTAAGCAACAACAAGTGAAAAGAAAAAGTATCGAAAAAGATTTAGTAGAAGAACAGCTTTATTATTTAGTTATGTCTTGTATATATAAAAATAGCAAAGGATTAACAGATACAGAAATACAAAATGAATTAGGAGCGAATATAAAGTTACTTAATAAGTCAAAGAGAAAATTCGATTTAGCAAAAATTTTTGGAGAACTAAATGATTTCTACGCATTAAAATTTAGTGAAACTGAAAAAAAATGGATTAAAGCAAATAATTTCGATATATGCTTTGAAGACTCAATAATGGAAATGTGTGATTTATTTGATATAGAAGAAGTATATGAAGGAGAAAAAAAATATCAATATAGTCATCCTGATACTATTGATGAAAATATTTTATATATGGATAATTTATTGAATTTAATTCAAGTTGTAAGGGAATTTGAAGTTTTCTAGGGAGAAATTAGCAAAGCCACATAATTGAGATTGAAAATATTCGTTTTTTACACATGTAGATATTCTATTGAAAGGGTTAAAGTATATGAAGCATATTTTGGGAAAATTAAAAAAAATAATAAATTGTGCGGGTGTGGTTTCGCAATGGATTTATGCAGGAACATATATTCTTTTAATATTTGTTTTTGCGACCATTTATACTACTTTACCAAATAACTTTTATCATTCCACGGTTCAATATGAAAGCTCGTTAAATTATGATATAAATGACATTTTAAATGAAATTAAGAACAATATTATTAATAGTCAGAAAGAATATGACGGGGAAAAAATAATAGTTAATGAGAAAGTGAGTATTGATGGTAATAAACTTTCTGTTAATTCAATTAAATATGAAGATAATAATATGATTAGTTTTGAAGTCGGATTAGTAATAAATGATGATTCTAAATATGGACAAGTTGAAAGTATAGAAAAAAGAAAATTTATGTTCCCATTAGAGAATAAAGTAGGAATTTTTAATATAAATAATAGTAATAGCATGGTTTATTACTTTACATTAACATCAGAAGAACGAAAAGATGAGGCGTTGGAAGATTTAGATTATAAAAATCATGATATTAACAAATCATTATTCCCTTCAAAATACATTAATGGATTAGATTCACCTAATTTAATAATGACAATGGATAGTGAGTTATTTAATAAAATTATTAGTTTGAAAAATGCTAAAAATGGTTTTCCATCAGGTCTAGGGAAGCTTGATAATTTTGGAAGGATGTTTTACTTAAGTGCTGTAACGATAACAACTGTAGGATATGGAGATATTGTTCCAATAACTACAGTGGCAAGAAACTTAATATCAATTGAGGCGATTTTAGGCGTAATTTTAGTTGGTTTGTTTTTAAATTCGTTATCCGTAAGAATGAGTAATTCAATCAGTAAAGCTGAAAAAGAAAAAGAAGAAGAAAAAATGCTTCCAGTTAAAGTAGCTATGTATAGAGAGATACAAATATTTTTATTAAGAATTGTGAGTTTTTGGAGTGATGTTCATTATTATTCGGTTCCGGAAAGTGAACCTAGCACTATAAAGGAATTATTTTCAATAGAATGCTTTAATAAAATGGGTATATATTTAAATTTAAATGGACAACCTAATATATCACCACCAACAACATGGTGGCATTATTTTAATAGTAGCGGTCAAGAATATATTGAAAAAGGCGAAAAAATATTAGATCGATATAATGCATACCTAGATCCAGAAATTTTTAGGTATATACATTATCTTGTAGAAGATAGTTATTTTATAAGTGGTATGAATAGAATTTTAGATTTAAGAAATTATTATTTGAATAATGGCATTCCAAGACAACAGTATTTAGCTGCATATTATCAAATGCCAGATGAGGAAATTTTAAATTCTATAATAAATCTTTATGAGTGGTGTGAAAAAATAAATACTGAGCTTACTCAAAAAGGCTATGTGGTGCATAAGGTATCTATTATGAGTTCTGACACTTCCAAACCTAGTAGTATGCCATCAATGCTAACAAGTGAAGAAGTTGAATCTCAAAATGAGGAGTTCAGAACGTGGCAAGAAGCAAATTCGTAGAATTGAAAATATAATAATAACTTAAATATCCATAACAGTGTAGATAATAATAAAATTTAAAATTAGACTTTAAAATACCACATTATTCAGAAATGAGTTTGTGGTATTTTTGTTATTTTACAACAACAAATTGGTAAATCATGTTACAATAAGAACATACCAATGTAGAATAAGTGATTAAAGAAAATTATTGTTAATCATTATATATTTAAATAAAAGTTTAATGCTGAATGAGAGACAAATAATGAAAGTGAATTTTGTAAGTGAAATAAAATTTGCATATTAATTATGTCTATAATGAGAAAATTAATAAATTTTAATCAAGATATAATTTTAATAATCATGAAATGAAAGGGCTGAAGCATATTGATTTATAGTACATGTGGTGACACACACGTTGCCTAATTATTAGTTCCATATTTTAGAATGCTTTTACCTATTTAGTATGTTTTTAATGGCTTAATTAAATTCTTTGAATGGATAGTTACTTTAACTCCTTTAAACCAGAGCAAGGTCAAGAATAAGGAGGTAAATGTGATACTATTAGGAAAATGTTTATACATTTTTAAAAGTATAAATAAGTAGTTTAAATATTATTTAGATAGAATATTATTGTGAAATAACTATAGGTAGTGGTTTATTAACAAGCTAAAAAAGGAGGATAAATGTGAGAAAAGAAATATTAGAGATGAGTTTGAGTGAATTAACTAATCTGATTAAAATGAACGAAATTAATTTACAGCCAAACTTTCAAAGAAATGGAGTCTGGTCAAAACAAAAAATGCAGAAATTAATTGATACTATTTTTAGGGGATGGTATGTTCCACCAATACATCTTATTAAAAGAAATAATAGATATGATGTTTTAGATGGGCAGCAAAGGTTACTTGCACTGGACATGTTTGTTAATGAAAAGTTTCCCGTAAAGTTTGACTTTGGATCAGTTGATTTTGAAATTGAAGGAGCTAGTGGTAAGTACTTCAGTGAGTTAGAAAGAGAGATTCAAATGAAGTTTTTATGCTTTAGTATTGAATGCATTGTTTTACTAGAATCTAGAGATAAAGTAATAAGTGAAATGTTTTATAGACTAAATGACAATGTTTCTTTAACCGCTTCAGAGAAAAGGAATGCTTTATACGGCAAAACAAAAAATCAAGTTAGTGAGGTAGTTGATTACTTTAAAGAACTAGGACTTACAGAAGATGTCATAGGTTTTTCGAATGATAGATTGGCATATGAAGATATTTGTGCAAAGTTATGTACTTATATTGAGGAAAATAAATTTAACGTAAATGTTGATAATAAATATTTGAGTTATCGTTATAGTAATATTGCATTTGAGGAAGAAACTATTTATAAAGTGAAGAGAACCATAAGCCAATTTCAGAAACTATTAGGATATCATGAATTTGATGTAAAATTTACAAAAATCACTCTTTTAAACTGGTTATTGTTCAGTTATAAGTTTTCTTCTATAGAATTTGGTAAAAGTGAAGAGAATCAATTTAAAGCTTCTACATTTATTGAACATTTCGAGAATGGAAGAAAAGGGTTAAATGAACTAAACATTGATCTAATATATATGAATACTTATGGACAATTTAATGAAATAGTTAGGACAAGTTTACTAAGTGAGTTTAACCTTTTATGTAGTCAACAAAAAGTTAGTTCCAAAAATATTGCTTTTAGAGATCTAATTATTTGGATAATGTTCTTTAACTATATTGATGACTCTATTACAGAAATAAATACTATAGGTGATAATAAGTTAGAAGATCTGTATTATTTGATAAATAACGATAGGAATATTAATTGGGGAGATTTTTTAGATGAGTATGTAGGTAATTGGGGTGAAAGAATATGAAGCATGCAGAAGTAAGTGATAATTTCCGGCGAATGAGAGAAAATAAATGCCATAAAGATATTAAATCTATGAAATATTCTAATATTCCTACATTAGGGGAGGGGGAGATTTTATTTAATACTTCAAGAATAAATGCTTTTTGCGGTTGCAATGGTTCAGGCAAATCAACACTAATGAAGCTGCTAACTAATAGCTTTAGTAATGAGATGAATGATTCTAAATTTAATAGAGATAGCATAGAGATAGTGGTTAAGAAAGCAAGTGAAGAAAAGAGTCTTAATGAATATGTAGATGAATTTAAATTAGATTATCATGATGTTCATAGATATAGTGTTGTAAAGGAGAAAATTTCAGAGTGTTTGAAGTTTTATGAGGTAGATGAAAAAGAGCTAGAAACCAATATTAAAAGTTTAATTAATGGTATTGATCCAAGAGTATTAACAAGTGGTGAATTAAATGATATTTCCAAAGTCGTTTGTAGACATTATGATTCGGCAAAATACTATTTTGTCGAAATTGAAGAAGGAGAATCAGTTCCTTTTTTCTTTGTTAATTATAAAGGAATAGAATATACTTCTATGACAATGGGGCTTGGTGAACATTCAATTTTCTATTTGTTTTATTTATTAGATCAATCAGAATCGAACTCAATAATACTTATTGAAGAGCCAGAAAATTTTTTATCTCCAAAGTCTCAAAATTTCTTAATTGAACTTTTAGCAAAGTATAGTTTGGAACGAAAGTATGGAGGAAAGAATATAAAAATTATATTATCTACTCATTCACCATATATTTTAAGGAAGTTAAATTATGAGGAAATAAGACTATTGTTAAGGGAGGGACCTAATCAGGTTAAAATAGTTCAACCTGATTCATATATAGGTTATGCAAAAACTTTAGGAATGGATATTAATCGAAATAAAATTATTTTAGTAGAAGATATAGCAGCAAGCATTTTTACAAAGATTTGGCTAAAAACGATGAATTATTATTTTTTAGATGAAGTTGAAATTTCAATTGCTAATAGTGATGAAGATATAAAAATAGCGTTAAAGTTTCCTAGAGTAGGAAGTTTTAAAATATTTGGTTTGTTTGATGGTGATATTAAGGAGTTTGATGATAGTCAAACCAGTAATAAAACAAAAATAGTAAAGGAGGAGGACAAAAAATTATTTCATCACGGATTTGGGTATTTACCAATAAGAAATGTTGAAGAAGATTTCAAAAAATGCTTTAATTTGAATAAACAACATTTTTGTGAATCTTTCTCAATGAGAGAGGAGGAATATTTAATTACTAGTAATTTGTTAGATGGGTACGATAAACATGATTGGCTTGAAGAATTAAGCAAGGACGTATCTAAGTCTAAAGAAAACATTATTGGGAGTTTCTATAAAATATGGTATGAAAAACCTGAAAATTCCGTAATTGCTATAGAAAAATATAAAGAAATAATAAATTACTTTTCAGAATAATAGTTAACTGAAAAATTTTAAATTGATTAAAATATAATCTGGTAAGATTGTAATCAATCACAATAGCTAACTAGATTATTTGCTAGACTCATTTAAATAGGTATTCATATTATCAATTTGATGTTTAAAATAGATAGTTCTATGAAACCATTTATTATTGATATTATTTTACAATAAACATATGAGTCTTAAATAACAACATAGAACAGAAAAATGTGCATAGAAAATAAATTGGATGATAATACTAAAAGTTTAAATGTCTATTTTTCATAGACTCAGTATCTGTATATAATAGCAAGTTAAGCGCAGATAATGAGAAAGTACATATATAATTTATTAAAGTTTAGAATATACTGTGATGAATAGTATCACTAATAAATAGAGAATTTCAATAAAGTTAATTTATAATTTATATTGAAGTAAAGTCATTATAAGCAATATAATGGTCATAGATTGTTTAAGGAAAAGTAAATGAATACTTGGAGGTTATTTTATGTCTGAGACATTAAAGTTTAAATTAGATGTTCTGCAAAAAATTGCAAAAGAAAGAACTGTAAAGACACAAACTATAGAATATGATTTGGAGACATTAGTAAAAAAAATAAATAAAGGTTATATTAAATTAAATCCTGATTATCAAAGAAATCATAGATGGGGAAAAGAAATATCTTCTAAATTAATAGAGAGTTTAATTTTAAATATTCCTATACCAGTTATATATTTATCAGAAGATGTGGATGTTGATGTAGAACTACAAGATGACATTGCAAGATATTCAGTGATAGATGGACAACAAAGACTAACCGCAATAAGTGAATATATGAATAATAATTTTGAATTAACTGATTTAGAGGTTTTAAAAGATTTAAATGGAAGTTTATATAAGGATTTACCGCCCTTTTTAATAAGAAGATTAGAAGAACGAACTATAAAGTGTTTGAGAATTGATTCAACAATTGATCCTCTAGTAAAATATGATATCTTTGAAAGATTAAATTCTGGTTCGGTTGAATTAACTGCACAGGAACTAAGAAATGCTATATATAGAGGAAAATTTAACGATACTATAAAAGTTTTAGCAACTGATAAAAATTTCATAAAGCTATTAAATATTAAAGAAAAGAATGCAGATGATAATACTAAAGTGAAAAAAATGGAAGATGTAGAATTAGTATTAAGATTTTTTTCTTTAGATAATGATAATTATGATAACATAAAGAAAGGATTTAAGAAATTTTTATCCGATGAAATGGAAAAATTCAATAAACTAAATAAAACAAAGTTAGATCAAATGAGTAAGAGATTTATAAATACTATGAGAATAATATATAATTCTTTTGGTGAATTAGCATTTGCTAAATATAAATTTGAAGATGGCAAATATAAAAAGGTATCAAATTTTAATGCTGCTGTATTCGATTCATTAGCTATTGGAGTTGCGACAACAATCGATTTAAAAAAAGATAGAATTGCTGATTCTAAAATAGATAATTTCAAAAAACTTTTTTCAGATAAAGCTTTTTCTGAATCAATAAATGGTAGTGTAAATGATAAAGAAAAGGTCAGAACTAGGATACAGATGGCAAAAGAGGCATTGAAGTAATGAATACATTTGCATATGATTTTTTTCAGTCAATTCCTAATAGATGGGCTGAAATAGATATACTGGCAGAAGAAGCTAAAAAAAATTCAGATAATGAAAAAGTTTATAATGTTTTATGTAGATCTGCAGTTGTATTAACTTCAGCAAATCTAGAAGGATTTATAAAAGAAGCAGTGAAAGTTATATTAAATGATATAAATAAATTTTCAAAGTTTCGTAATGCACCTACTGAATTAAAAATGACTTTTTGTAGCTCTTTTATAGATATTGAAAACAAGGGTGGGAAAGCTAATGAATTAATAAAAGTATTGGATGAGTTGGATACAAAATTTTTATTACAACCATTTTTGTTTGAAAATAACAAGAATCCATCTCCAAGCGTAATAGATAAGATGTGTTTGAAATTTGGAGTTAATAATTTTTTTGAAAGTATAGAAAAATCAAAAGTAAATATTGTATTTGAAAATGATAGTGAGGAAACGGAAAAATTAATAAGTAATTTAAGTGAACAACTATTAATGGGATGTAAAGAATATCCATATTCTATAAATATAAATGAATTTAATATTGATTTATCGGCTAAAAAAGGTAAAAAAGGATTATTCCAAACTTTTCTTGATGAATTATTAAGGAAACGTAATTCCATAGCACATGGTACAAGTCTAGAAAATGAAGTGAGTCCAACAGAGATTTTAGAAATGAAGCAAAAAGTTCAGATATTAGAATATGTACTTGCTATGATTTTATTAAAAAAAAGTATAAAAGAAAAAAAAGAACAGGATAATTAGTAAAATGGTTACATAATAATATAGATTATAAATTAAAGGAAGGGCTAGGTCACAAAAATGCTATAGTCTTTCCTTTCTATTAGTGATGGATAACATAAAAATTGATTAAAGTGTCACAAGTATAAATGAATAACTATTAAGGATTTACATTTTTAAATTTTAACTTCATAATCTCAACTGGAACATAATAGCTCCTAGCCAACTGCTCCAAAGAAAGTCCATCCAAATCAAGCTTATCCACAGCTATATCATCAATTAAAAACTCAGCAGCAAGCAAATTAGCTTCATATTCAGGGTTAATTATGTTAATATAGTTGTTGAGCAGATTAAGAACTTCTTATTTGAACGGTCACTGTTTAACGATACACTTTTCAAGTCGGACAAGGTTCTAACCTCCGTCGGAATACAGCGCAGATTTCAAGAAGCTATTAAAAATAGAGCTTCAAAAAGAACTGTAGAAATCACAAAGTTTTGAATTTAAAAAAAGTTAGACTCAAAGCTTTGTTAAAGTGAACTCTAAAATAAATAAATCCGAGAAAAACTTGAGTAAATCCGAGATTAACTCCGATAAATCTGAGATTAATGACACAAAGAAAAGTAAAGTAAATAAAAATAAAGTAAAAGAAAATAAAAAGCTATTGATATTATAAAAATCGTCCATATATTGAAATCTTTATAATATCAGCTTAAATTACCATTATTAAATTTCAACTTCATAATTTCAACCGGAACATAATAGCTACTAGCTAGTTGATCTAACGACAATCCTTCCAATTTCACCTGATCCACTGATACATCATCAATCAAAAACTCAGCAGCAAACATATTAGCCTCATATTCCGATTTAATCTTGCTAACATAATTATGTTCATTTATAAAGTAGCATGAAGATCTTGGATGCAGTACTGCATGTCCAATTTCATGAGTCAAAACAAAGCGTCTTTCAATTTCAGATAAAAGTGAATTAATAAAGATGACTTTGTTTCTGTTTATATATTTATACATCCCCCAAACATTACCCAAAGGTTGAATAATTACAGTAATATCTAGGCATTCTGCTAATTCAGAAGGGGACGAAGTATTGTATTTCTTCTTTAGTTTTTTAATAGCTTTTCTTATATAATCCCCACTCAAATTAATCCCACCTATTTCTTAAATTTCTTCGGTGTATATTTTTCTTTGTTTTTCACTTTTATTTTTTCGAGTGCAACTTGCATGGCAAGCTCTAGGTAATCAAAATCTTGATCCTGGAGTTCTACGCCATTGTAATATTTTGTTCCATCTTTTTGTTCTCTGTAGTCATCCATTATGTTTTTTAGGTCTTTTTGGATGTCTTTTTTATCTTTAGCAGTTAATTCATTTACAGTAGTATCGATTTTACCAAGTAAGTAGTCGATAGAGACATTATAATATTCAGCGAATTTTAGTTTCATTTCATCACTTGGCGTCCTAGTATTTGACTCATATTGTGAAAGTGTGCTTCTAGCGATGTTGAAATGTCTTGCTAAGTCAGTTTGTGAAATCTGTTTTTGCAATCTTAATTGTTTTAATCGTTCACCTAAGTTCACAGTTTTCTCACCCCTTTTTCACTATTTGTGAAATTAATTATATTGTACCAAAAATATTGTATATATAAACATGTTTTCACAAAATGTGAAAAATTATATTGACATTCACGAAATGTGACATTATAATAAAAACATAAAGTTCACAATATGAGAACGGAAAGGAGGAGGTTAAATGAATAATGCTATGAAAGAGTATAGGGAAAAGGTGGGATTAACACAATTACAAATGGCAGAAAAATTAGGTATTGCAGTAAGTACCTATAATATGATTGAAAACAGTAAGAGAGGAGTTTCAGTAATAGCAGCGAAGAAGATATCATTATTACTTAACACTTCAATTGATAATCTTTTTTTTAAAGATGTTGTTCACACATAGAGAACAAAAAATAATTTACTAATTAATTATAAGATTGAAAGAAGGCGAAATAAATGTCTAGGAAAGCCACAAAAGCTATTGATAATGTATTTTATCAAGCACGAATGGAAGCATCAAAGTTTAATGATTGTTTAAATAGTAGAGAAGGTGCATCAGAAAAGATAGGAATAGATCGTACAAGACTAGCACGAATAGAGCTGGGAAGTTTGAATCCATATCCTGAAGAAGTACTTTTAATTTCAGATACTTATAATACTCCAGAACTAAACAACTACTATTGTTCAAACTTATGTCCATTAGGAAAACAAACAATACCACAAATTAAAATTTGTGAAATTGAAAGATTAACGATTCAAATACTTTCGGTTTTAAATGGTACAAGCATAGATAAAATAAAAGATTCACTAATTGATATAACAGAAGATGGTCAAATAACTGAAGATGAGGTTCCAAAATTAAAAGAAATAATAGATACATTAGATGAAATATCAGCTAAGTCACAAGCATTAAAGCTATGGGCTGAAAAACACTTAATAATTAATTGTAGGAGGGATACTTAATGAAAGCAGTTTGGATTTTTAAAAATGAAGAACATGAAAAAGAAATTCAAGGAAAACTAATGGACATGCTTGTTGAGGATGCAATAAACATTCATCCAAGCAATCAAATTGATGCACTTATTAAATATGGTAATGATGGACTTTTAAATTTAGAGTAGGGGTGAGAAAATGTTTCTTTTATTTTTAGAGTTACTTAAATCAGAAATAACTAAAGAAGAATTTACAGAAATAATAACTATGACAGATGATGATATCAAATTTAATAGAATTCATTTTGGAAAGACAACTAATTTAAAAGAATATATTAGAATTTGTGCTTTATGTGCAAAGACATTTTCAAGAACAGTTACAACCAATATGCAAAATACCTTAGATGCATTAGATAGAGTAGTAAACGCAACGCTTGAAAGAGGTGATATTGGAACTAATAAATCATTAAGAGAAATCATAGAAGAAGAAGTTCAAAAAGTAAGAAGAGCAAGGGGGATATTATGAAAAACATATTAATAAAAGAAGTAACTCTTAAAAATTTTAAAGGTATTAAGGATTTGGTAGTTGATTTTGAGACTATAACAAATATCTTAGGAGAAAATGCAACAGGAAAGACAACAATATTTGATAGCTTTTGTTGGTTACTATTTGGGAAGGACAGTAAAGATAGAAAAGACTTTGAAATAAAAACATTAGGTCCTGATGGAGAAGCATTACATGGATTAGAGCATAGCGTAATTGGAGTATTAGATGTAAATGGTGAAGAAATAACACTTCAAAGAATTTTTACAGAGAAATGGACAAAGAAAAAAGGACTAGCAGATAAAGTTTTCTCAGGTCATGAAACAACTTATTATATCAACCAAGTCCCAGCTAAACAAAAAGAATATAACGAAAAGGTTACAAATATCTTGGCGGATAATGCCTTTAAGTTATTATCTAATCCACTCTATTTTAACAGTATAGAGTGGAAAAAGCAAAGGGAGATATTATTAGAGATTATTGGTGATATTGATCAAGATAATGTAATTAACTATAAAAAAGAATTAAAGCCATTAGAGCAGCTATTATCAGATAATACTCCAATAGAAGATTATAGAAAGAAAGTAAAGGCTCAGATATCTAAATATAGTAAAGATAAAGAATCAATTCCTTTTAGGATTGATGAATGTAACAATTCCATAGTTGAAGAAAATTTTAAAATTTTAGAGGCTAGAAAAGTAACAATTCAGGGTGGCATTGATATGTTATCAAAACAAATAGCTGCAGGTGATAATGGTTCTGAAAAGATGAAATTAGAAAAGCAACTATCAGATCTAAGATTAGAGTATAGTAGTAAATCATCACAAGCAAAAGAAAATGCAAATAAGCCTTTTAATGAACTAAATATAAAGATTTCAGATAAAAAATATGAAATAAGTAACTTAGAACATAAAGTTGAAATCCTAAATAGAGACAAGTTTGAAGCAGAAGACGCAATAAAAATTTCAAATGAATTAATTACTACTAATAAGGAGAAGCAGCAAGGCCTAAGGGAAGAATGGAACCAGGAATATAATATATTATTTGAATTTGATGAAAATGAGAAATTGTGTCCAACATGTCATAGAGAATATGAAGTTGAACAGCTAGAAGAAATCAGAGCCAATGCTCAAGGATATTTTGATGAGATAAAATCAAAGAAAATTAATTCAATAAATAAGCAAGGTAAAGAACTTGGAGAAAAAATAAAACAACTTGAGACTTCAATTAAAGGAAATAGTGAAAATCTAATAGACTACGAAGAGAAATTAAGTGAATATAACTCCAAAATGGAGCTGCTTAAATCAGAGCTAGAACAATTAGAGAATGATAAACAAAGATTAAATATTAACAATACAATAACTTTTACTGGCGAACAGGAATTAACTAATTCTATTAATGAAATTAAAGATAAAATAGCAAACTTTAAATTTACAGACAATACAGAACTAGCTTATAGAAAACTAAATTTAGAAAAAGAATTAGAAAATATAAATAAGACATTAGGTCAAAAAGATACTAATGAAACTTTAAGAAAAAGAATTCAAGAGCTCCAGGAGGAGGAACGTAATCTAGCTAATGAGATTGCAAAACTTGAAGGATATGACTTTTTGTGTGAGGAGTTCATAAGAACAAAGGTTGAATTATTGGAAGAGAGAATAAATTCTAAATTCAAAGCAGTAAGATTCAAACTTTTTGACCAACAAATAAATGGTGGACTTAATGAATGTTGCGAGGCCCTAATAGATGGAGTTCCATTTAGTAATGCAAATACTGCAAGTCAAATAAATGCAGGAATAGAGATTATTAATACCCTTTCAGAATTTTATGAAGTAAATGCTCCAATCTTTATAGATAACAGAGAAAGTATTAATCAGATAGTTTCAACAGATAGTCAAATAATCAATTTAATAGTAAGTAAAGATAAGAAGTTAAAAGTGGAGAATGAAAAATAATGAATGATAGGTTATTAGCAATATTAAATTATTTATCTGATTTTAATTCTGAGAAATCTCAATGTTTTGGTACACCAGAGCAGCGTAAAGAGCATGAAGAAAAGGCTACTGAAATATATAAGATTTTAGTAGAGGAAATAGTTGATTTGTTTGTGGACTCAAGGGTTATTGAAGAAACTTCAAAAATAAGTGAAGTAAATAAAACCAATGAAAACAGTTTTGAAGACTTTTATAGAAGCTTTTCAGAGGATCCAAAAGTAAAGGTAACAATTGTACATGAACTCGTAAAACCTAAATGGGGACTTCAAGAGGTAAGTATGGATGATGTTATGTATGCATTAGGTTATAATCTCGGAGCATCAGATATTGATAAAGTACTAAAAGAAGCAAGATGTTATGTGAAGGAGGAAAAATAAATGAGTGAACAAGGATTGGTTTTAAATAAGGAAGATGCATTTAATAATGTAATGGCTAAAATAGCAGGACTTGAAAAGAATAACGGTATTAAATTACCTAAAAATTATTCACCAGAGAATGCAATTAACTCAGCATGGCTAATGCTTCAGGATGTTGTAGATAGAGAAAAGAAACCTGCATTAGATGTATGTAGTAAAAATTCAATAGTAGAAACGCTATATAATATGGTTTTACAAGGATTGAGTCCTGCTAAAAGGCAATGCTACTTTGTAGTATACGGAAATAAGCTAACTCTTATGAAAAGCTATATGGGAAGCATAGTAGCAACTAAAAGAATTGAGGGAGTAAATGATGTTAAATCATTTGTAATATATCAGGGAGATACATTTGACACAATATTTAATAAAGATACCTACACTATTGAATTTAACTATGAACCTAAATTTGAAAATATCAATTCAGATAAGATAAAAGGCGCATTTGCATTAATAATAGGCAATGATAATAATATTTTGCATACCGAAGTAATGACCATAGATCAAATACGAAAATCATGGGGGATGGGTATAGCATATAAGAGTGGGAAATCAAGCACACATAATGATTTTGCAGAAGAAATGGCAAAGAAGAGTGTCATAAATAGAGCATGTAAAAGATTCTACAATACATCAGATGATAGTGATGTATTAATAGATAGTTTAATAACCACCGATGACTATGATGAAACAGATATTATTGAAAATGTAAAAGATGCAGTACATGAAGAAATCAAAGCAAATGCTAATCAAGAGATCATAGATGTTGAAATTAAACCAGTAAAAGAAACTGATGAAAATATCCTTAAGAATCCAATTCAAGATAATCTTAAAACAGAAAAAGCAGAACAACAAGCAATGTGTGAATTCTAATGATTAAGGTATTAGCCTCAGGAAGCACAGGAAATTGTTACATTATTCAAGCAGGAGAAGACATTCTCTTGCTTGAATGTGGAATAAATATTAAAGAAATTAAGCAAGGATTGGATTTTGATTTAAGTAAAGTAAAAGGATGTTTGGTTACACATGAACATAAGGACCATTGTAAATCTATAAATAATATAGTAGCAGCTGGCATTGATGTTTATATGAGTGAAGGAACAGCTAAAGGAATTGAATTTTTAGATGAGAGATATAGCTATAGATTCAACTATTTAAGGCATAAGATACCTAAACATATAGCTGGGTTTACAATAATTCCATTTGATGTGCAACATGATGTAAATGAGCCTTTAGGATTTTTAATATATCATCCTAAGATAGGGAAGATAGTATTTGCAACAGATACTTATTATTTAAAAGCTACATTTAAGGATGTAGATCATATTTTAATAGAATGTAATTATTCAGAGGATATATTGCCACAGTTGCCCGCGTGGAGGGCTAGAACAATTAAAAGCCATATGAACTTGGAGACATTAAAAGAAACGCTTAAAACGTGGGAATTATGCAAAACAAAAGATATAACACTAATTCATATAAGTAATGATAATGGAGAACCTGAAAGGTTTAAAGAGGAGATCGAGAATCTCACAGGTATTAAAACAAATGTAGCAGAACCAGGATTAATAATAACTTAAAAGGATAATAAGGTGGTGGGCTTATGGCAAGACCAGTAAAAGAAGGCTTATCTTACTTTCCTTTTGATGTAGATTTTTTCTCAGATAAAAAAATCAAAATTTTAAAATCACGATATGGAGCAGATGGGATTACATTATACATGTATCTATTATGTGAAATATATAAAAACAATGGATATTATTTAGAAACTGATGATGATTTTCTATATATCATATCAGACGATTTAAACATGAGTTATGAGAAGATTAGGCAGATTATGAACTTCTTACTTGAACGGTCACTGTTTAACGATACACTTTTCAAGTCGGACAAGGTCTTAACCTCCGTCGGAATACAGCGCAGATTTCAAGAAGCTATTAAAACTAGAGCTTCAAAAAGAACTGTGGAAATCACAAAGTTTTGGCTTTTAGAAAAAAATGAGACACAAAGCTTTATTAAAGTGAACCTAAAAACCGATAAATCTGAGATTAACTCGAATAAATCCGAGAATAACTCCAATAAATCTGAGATTAATGACACAAAGAAAAGTAAAGTAAATAAAAATAAAGTAAATGAAAGTAAAGTAGATAATAATATATTTTTGATTTATGAGAATTGTGGTTTTGGTACTATCAATAATTTTACTAAAGAGCAATTAGAATCAATGGTTAATGATTTTAGTTTTGAATGGACTAAAGAGGCACTTGAAATTGCTACTACTAATGGAGCTAGAAATTTAAAATATGTCCAAAGAGTTTTAGAGAATTGGAAAGAGAAAGGCAAGAATTATGTTCCTACTTACAACAAAGATAATGTTAAAGTTTTAAAATTCAATAACTTTGAGGCTAGGGAATATGACTATGACGATTTAGAGAGAAAGTTATTGGGGTGGGATCATGATTAAGAATAATAAGAATGATATTTTCGAAGGTCAAATTAGTATATTCGATTTAGAATTTACGCAGCCAGAAGAACCTAAAAAAGAATTAAATCATTTAGTTAAAGTTAAACCTAAAGATAATTATGAAGATAAATTTAATGAAATCATTAATCGATATAGTTTAACTGCAGCAAGAATCGTTAAACGAGTATGCAGAGCGTTATTAGTGGAAATTGAGGATAAGACATTATATTTTAATTCAGCTGGTATAAATGAATTGGAGTTGAAAAAAGACCTGGAGCTGATGCCTGCAGATGAAATTTTAGTTGTAAATAAAGATAAAGAAGTTAATGATCTGCAGCTTAAAAAATTAAAGGACATGCACGTTGAAAGCTATATTAAGCGTAAAGGTGATGCAAATATTATAGTTCCATTTCCTGGGAAATCAATTATTATTAATCCTAGAGGATGGGTTCTTGAATATCTGCAAAAACCTATATATCACGATAGTGAGCTTTTTGTTACAGAAATGGCTAAAGAAGATACGAATTTGGCTAATAAAATTACTGAAATGAATATAAGTACCACAAAAAGTATGAACGAAAGCTTTAGATCAGAGAACAATGAGGCGGAAGAAATAGTAAATCTTGAAGTTGGCGATAGAGTTGAATTTAATTATGATGGTCCTCAAGTAGGAAAGATTTATAGCATTTACAACAATGGTGAAACGATCAATGTGATTTGGGATGATAAACATACAGCATTTTATTATAAGAATGTTAGAAAAGCAGGGGTGATATAAATGACACCACAAGAATGGAGAGATAAAACGGTAAAGGATATAGCTGTAACAAGAAAGCGTAGAGCTGAAGGAGAAAGACAAGCTAAAAGCTATAGCTTTGAAAATATGAAGAAAGTTCAAAGGAGGCGTAATAAATAATGGATATTGGATTAGCAATGCATGATATCTTTAAAGAATATTACGCATTATCAAGTAATGAATTTAGAAAAACGATTATTGGGTATGAGCCACTTGATGAAGATATAGAACTTCCTAAAGATTCAGATAGGAGGACAGCTATTAAAGTTTCATTTAAGAATAAAAGCTGGATAAGAGTTTACAGAATAAGAAATGAAGTTGAGTGGTATTAAAAGTCAAAATCTTGCAGTATTAACGAACAGGGATTACAGATTGTTAAGGTTGAAACTGCAAGTTTAAATATGGGGGAGAAATCCCCTAAGTGTATAAATTATAAGTAGTGCAGAATGTGTAGAAATTGTGTAGTAATAAGATGATGAATAGGCGCTAACCAAGTGCCTATTCAGAAAAATTTAAGATTCCGTTACCTAGTATAATAATTGTATAGTCATTTTTGAGAGGTATTAAATTCTGCTTTTTTGATTGCGGTGTCAAGCGTATGAGTTGAATTAGATTTGGCTTAGAGTCATAAATAATCAGTAAAGCACGTTCGTTAAAAGAGTTGTTTTGAACAACATAGTCAGTATCGGGAGATAACTTTAAAGTATCTATTGTATATATACCTTGGCTGACATCTTTGGGTATCTCTGCATAAGATATTGTGCTATTAGCAAAGAATAAACATAAAAAAAATAAGAATGCAGAAATGAACCTTTTCATAAATATTCTCACCTCCCTTTAGATTTAAGTAATATTTTAAGATATAATAACTTCTCCTTTACCAATGACAGTCACTAAATAGCTAGTAAATGGAGTTTGGTAAGAAAAATTTTTTGATAAAGGTTCTAATTGAATAGATTCATAAACGATTTCATTAGTGTCAGAGATAAGTATAACAACGTATTCAGTGGATGAAATGTTTTTTATATTATAAATTTTATTTGGAGATAAATTTAATTGTTCATTTGTATAGATACCTTGGGAAAGTGGTTTTGTGTTAGCTAAGGAAGAAACAATAAAAGTATTAAGTAAAAAAAACAAAAAAAGAAAAAATGTAATACTAAATCTTTTCATCATATATAATCACCTCAATATAGCTCTAGAGTAGATAATTAAAGAAACTATAATTATTATGATTAGTTTTAGATAATATTATTCAAAAGTAACTTAATTTAATAAAAGATTTTATACGTAATACTAAATAATTATGAAGAAAGAAGGCTAGAATATATGGATAATTATGAGGCCATAGCATATGCAGTAGTGGCACTTGATGAATTAAAGAAAGATGGCATAGATATAACAGCACAAAAACTTAAAGCGAAAATGATTTATCTTATGGATATGAATTCAGAGTCAGAAATATATAATAAAGCCCATGAAAAAGGTTTGATATAGAAACTATTAATTTTTAATACAAACTTACATAAAGAAAGGAGAATTTAATGATAGTAGTAGAAGGAAAAATAAAAGGGAAAGCAAGACCTAGAGTATTTAATGGACATGCTATGACACCTATAGATAGCGTGAATTATGAAAACTGGGTAAGGATTTGTTATCAACAGCAAAAAGGAAGGCAGTTAAAAGGCTCTATAAAGGCAACTATAATAGCTTACTATAAAGTACCTAAAAGTTATACAAAGAAAAGGTTACAGGCTATAAGAGAGGGATTAGAACATCCACAAAAGAAACCAGATGCCGACAATGTTGCCAAGATAATTTTGGATAGTTTAAATAAAATTGCATATGAAGATGATAGCCAAATAACAGATTTAATTATAAGCAAAAGATTTACTGAAGAAATAGAAAGAGTTGAATTTATGTTAGAGGAGATCTAATGGAGAATGAAATAATTTTTGATGAAGATATAAAAAGTTTTAGTGAAATAGTAAATAGATTTAATATTCTTCAGGATAATGATTATGCTACAGCCTATCAATTACATAAAGAAGCACTTGGCCAATATGATCGATGGAGCGCGATATATTTTGAAGTGAGAAAAGCTGAGTTAGGTAGCAAAAAGAATCCTGCTCTTAAAGATAGAATAGAGCAAATGTTAAGAGTTTTAAATAATATTTATACAAGCAGCAGAATGGTTTTTGGAAGAGCTAAAAATGATTTGAATGAAAAGAGATATTAAAGAATTAGAAAAATAAATTAAAAAAGAGAGCTTTCGCTCCCCTACACCATATTCATTATATTTGATTTAAAAAGTTTTATCAATATATTTAAGGAGGAACGAAAGCATGTCTAAAGTAAATAATAATTCAAACAAGGAGATAAAGACTCCTGTAAATGTAAATAAGACAATTGAAAAGACGGCTAAGGCAACAGCTAAAGCAATTATAGAGGAATTAAAAGTTCAAAATATGATTAAAAGAGAATGGAGTTTTTATAAAAGAGTAGAATTACTGCTTTACAATTATGAAAACCTAAAAGATGCAGTAAAGCAAAAAGACGAAGATATTAAACACATAGAGAAATATGGGTTACCTCAATCAAGTGGATCTATTGTGGTGTATCAAACATCTGGCGGGGGTATAAGTCCAGAAGATAGGTATCTGCAATTAATAGATAAATATAAGACGGAAAAAATAGAAACCCAAAGGGATTTAATTAGAATAGAGAATGCAATAAATAAAATTAGAGATGATAAGTACTATGATATTATACAGTTTAAATATTTAAATATGCAAAAAGACAAGTTAGAAACAGATGAGAAGATTGCGGAGAAATTAGAGAAGGATCAGAGTACTGTTACTAGGAATAGAAAGAGATTAATGAATAAGTTGATTACTATATTGTTTCCTGAGTCTATAAGAGATTTTGCGTAATTTAAGTTTTTTAATGATGATAGTGAGTTCTACATACTATAAAAGACATTTATGGAATAAATAAATGTCTTTTATTGCTATTTTTTTGTAAATTATGTAGAATACTATTAAAAGGAGGATGAGCATGGAAAAAAAATTAGTTAATTTAGATGACATAAGAAATATTTGCTTAATAATAACGAGTATAGCAACAATTATTAGCGTAATTATAAAAATTGCTAAGGATATATTCATAGAAAGTATAAAATCTAAATATAGGAATTATCCTGGAAATCAATCTATTATATCAATTTTGAGTAAAGCTATTTTATATATCATTATAGCATTAGATGTTGTTGGAGTTATATTTGTAATTTTAATTCCTGCTATTTCTAGTTTCTATAAGTTTATTACTGAAAAGAACTTAGATAAGGTGGAGAAAATTGTTAATAATTCGCTGGTTAATATTATACCAATATCAATTGTCTTTACAGTTTTTATTTTATGCGTTATTCAAGTATTAGGTACAATATATTTGTTTTCTAGGATCAGAGAAAAATATATTGAAAAGTTAGAAAAAAAAGAAATTACACGAATAACATTAAAAAGGATAAAGAAATATAGAAAATATATATTTATTATTATTGGTCTAGCAGAAATATATTTGATTATTTTTTCAGGGTTTATTTACACTAATTATTTAGAATTATCAGTGGAGCAGATTATTTGGTTATCAACATTTTGGATCAGTAATCTATTTATACTTATTGTATTAATAAATTTAACAGAAATGTGCAAAGTTTTGCAGGAAAAAAATATATTTAAAATAACACCTAAAGACTTAAAGGATGCGGAAATTGAATTTAACGATTATTTGGAATATAAAGATTATTATATGATATTTCAAAATGGAGAAGAATTATATATTAATAGATCAGAAGTAAAGAGAATAAACAAGGTGTTAAATAAATCAATTGAGAAAGAGAACAATGAAATTAAACAACCAAGTGAAAGGGAAGTAGAAGATATAGAAATCAAAAATAGTTTAAGAAATAAAAACAAATTTTTATTTAATGGTATTATTTTCATGATTTCAATAATAATTGTTTCGGTGGCACTTATGCTATTGTTTAAAAATAGTTATTATGGAAGCGAATTAAAGATAGAGCATTATTTTAATTTTGTATCTTCATTTGGGGGTGCGATACTTGTTTCAATGACATCAGTAATTGTTCTAGTTGTTACAGTGAAACAAACTAGAGACATCCAAAATAAAATAATAAAAAGAGAAGAAGAAGAGAATATAAACATAATAAAAAGCAGTGCATTTATAATATATAATGATTTAAAGGAAATTTTTAAAGATATTTCAGAAATGTTAATAATATATTCAGTTTATAATGGATCTCCTATTAAGGAAAAAGAAGAAAGAGTAGAACTAATACTAAGTTGGAAGCAGATAGGAAGAGGATATGTATACTATAAAGATTGGAGAGATACATTAAGGATATTATCAGCTAAATTAGATAGAAACACAGTTGAAAATATATATGAGATATATACAGTGTTGGAAAGATCTATGAAATATCATAATGACTTTGAAGAAAATAACTTAAGTTATGATGAACTTTTTAGAAAAATCGAATATATTCCAAGAGAATATATATTTAATTTAGATTTTTTAGATAAATATAGCAGTTTAAAATGGTCTATAAGTGAATATGATAATTTTAGAATAAATGTATATAAGCAGAATGACGATCAATCTAGCAAAGATGACATTAATTGGATTAGTGAAATATATAAAAAAAGAAGTTATTTTATTGAATTGCAAAATGAAGCCGAGAAGGATAGACAATGGTTATATAGTGATAAGAATGATTTATTGGATGAAAAATGGACAAGTATATTAGAGAATCTAAATCATATTTTACTAACAAATAATTAGAAATTCTTTTAAAAATGGTACATTAAATTTAGAAATCAATAAGGACATAGTTCTAAAGAATAATCAAATTTATTTGATGCATGATTTGTGCATAATTAATGCCATGGAATGTATTGAATATATATAGTAGTATGATATTAGCAGCATTCATAAATTATTGAACTCATTTTCAAAGAGGCATCTATAAAAATGTAGGTGTCTTTTATTGTTATTTTTTACAATGTAATGTAAAATAATAAAAGGAGGGCGAGGAAATATGAAGGATTACTTACCGTTAATAACTGTGTTAGCAAGTGTTATATTTGCAATCATTACATCTTTTAATAAACAGCAGGAAACAGGAGAACTACTTCAAGATGAATATTTTAAAACAATATTACTTGCGTATTATGAGGTGAGAAAAGTTAGACCTGATATTAATGCAATAGAATATATTAATAAATTTAAGTTTAAGAAATATTGTATACCTAGTTATATATATTATGTAGCAGATCAAGATGATGAAGAAAAATTAAGAAAATTATTATTAGTTGATTATTGGGATAATTATCCGACTATAATTAATAATACTAATAAAGTAATGGATAAATTTTTTAAAATAGTTTATTTCTTATTTAATATATTATTAATGTTGATGATAGTAGCATTATTATATTTAATTACGACAGTAATTACTGCAATTTTTACAAATTTAAGTGAAATTTTAAATAACGGATACATTAAAATATATATTGGTATATTAATAATAAGTTTAGCTTTTTTTATAGTGATATTAGTATTTAAAAATAATATTATTAGCTTTGGCAAAGATATTGACCAATATAGCATGGATATAAAAACAATAAAAAAAATAGTAGTAAAAAAAGAAAAAATATATAAACAGAGAAAAAATAAATATTATTTATGATAATGAATTTAATAGTGACATTAGAAAGAATCCTAATAAAGAGGATTCTTTTTTTGCAATAAAAAATAACCCTCTAATTTTGAATTCATACAGAAAGGAGATTTAACATGAACAAACCTAAAAGAAGAAAATTAAGATTAAATATAAAGTTTAAAAATGAAGCAGTTGTATGTGCTAGATCTCCTTCAGAATGTAATGGCTGCAAAGAGTATTGTGAGCTAATGGAACTATTTTACTATCCATTTAATAATAAAGATTTAAAAGAATGTTTTACAAACGATGAAAGGAGAAGATAACATATGACATCAATAGAAAATATCAAACTAAGTGAAATTATTCAATATGAAAATAATCCAAGAAATAATGATGCTGCAGTAGATAAAGTTTCTGAAAGTATTAAAGAATTTGGATTCAAGGTTCCAATAATAGTAGATAAAGATAATATTATTATAGCTGGCCATACAAGATATAAAGCAGCTGTGAACTTAGGATTAGAAATTGTTCCAGTTATAAAAGCTGATGATCTTACAGAGCAACAAGTTAAAGCCTTCAGGATAATGGACAATAAATCATCAGAATTTGCAACTTGGAATTATGAAGCATTACTAAAAGAAATGGAATCATTAGAACTTGATGATTATAACTTAGATCTTACAGGATTTGATTTAAGTGAATTAGAACAATTAGAGGATAAATATAATCCTAAAGAAATTGAAGAAGATGAAGATTTTAATATTGAAGAGCAGCTGGAGAATATAGAAGAGCCAATAAGTAAAAGAGGTGATATATGGCTGCTAGGAAATAATAGATTATTATGTGGAGATAGCACATTAAAAGAAGATGTAGAAAAGTTAATGAATGGGCACAAAGCTAATCTAGTATTTACTGATCCACCATACAATGTAAACTATGAAGGTTCAACTGCAGATAAACTTACTATTGCAAATGATAATATGTCACAAAATGAATTTTACGAGTTCCTATCTAAAGTATTCAATAACTATTATGAGAATATGGAAGAGGGAGCTTCTATTTATGTTTGCCATGCAGATTGTCAAGGTGAGAACTTTAGAAGAGCATATAGGGAAGCAGGTCTTAAACTTGCCGAATGTATTATATGGGTAAAGAACAGCTTTGTTATTGGAAGGCAAGATTATCACTGGAGACATGAACCTATATTATATGGCTGGAAAGAAGGAAAGGCACATTACTTTATTGATGATAGGACACAAGATACAGTTTGGGAAATACCAAAGCCAGTAAGAAACGCTGAGCATCCAACAATGAAACCATTAGCTTTATGTGCAAGAGGAATAAGGAATAGTAGTAAACCTAATAATATAGTTGTAGATTTATTTGGAGGAAGTGGATCAACTTTAATGGCTGCAGCTGAACTTAATAGGATATGCTATACTATGGAACTTGATGAGAAATATGTTGATGTCATTGTTCTTAGATATATTAATCAATATGGTTCTGACGATGTTTATTTGCTAAGAGATGGAGAGAAGATTCTTTATTCAGAAGTTTAATTAAGCATAGAAATTTCTAAGAAAACTCCTTAGGGAGTGATAAAGATGAAAGGGAAAGAAATATTTGATGATAAAAAGTTAGAAGAAGTTAAAGAACTATCTAAACAAGGTTGTACAGAGATTGAATTGTCAAAGAGGCTAAACATAAATATAAAAACTCTAAAGGAATGGAAAGAAACTTATCCAGAGTTAATGAAAGTAATTGAAGAAAATAATGATTACTATGATGATAAAATTGAGCAGGCATTGATTAAAAGAGCTTTAGGATATGAATATGAAGAAACAGAAATAGTTGCTAGTAAAGACGGGAAGACTTCCAGAGTAAAGAAGATTAAAAAGGAAGTTCCACCAGATACTAACGCTATTATTTTTTTGCTAAAAAATAGAAATCCTAAAAAATGGCGTAACTACAAAACCAACTTTAACGAATAAGCGAGGTGGTGAAAGTGAAAGATGGCTAAACAGAGAAGTCCCAATCGAGATAAATCCTATGAAATTTTCAAAGAGCATAATGGAAATATTCAAAATAGAGAAATTGCTAATATTTTAGATACTCCTGAAAAAACTATTTCTGGTTGGAAAGTTAAAGATAAATGGAATGAAAGATTAAATGGAGTACTCCAAATAAAAATACGGAGTACTCCAAAAGAAAAGAGGAAAAGAGGAGCGCCTAAAGGGAGTAAAAATGCACTAGGAAATAAAGGCGGTCCAGGTGGTCCAATAGGAAATAATAAAGCGGAGAAGTTTGGATTCTTCTCTAAATATTTGCCTAAAGAAACTCTAGATATAATAAAAGCAATTAATGATAAAGATCCACTTGATATTATATGGGAAAATATTCAGATTCAGTACGCAGCAATATTAAGAGCTCAAAATATCATGCATGTAGAGAGCAAAGATGAAATGATTAAAGAAATCAAAAAGAAGAAAGAGAATTATTCAGAGAATGGTGAAAGTAATGAAATAGAATATGAGTTTCAATTTGCATGGGATAGACAAGCTACATTTTTAAATGCACAAAGTAGAGCTATGGCTGAATTAAGAAGTCAAATAAAACAATATGATGAAATGATTCATAAGAATTGGGATTTAGCTACTGAGGAACAAAAGGCAAGGATTTCTAAGTTAAGAGTAGAAATTACTAAGATAACTGGAGAAGACGAACCTGAGGTTGAAGAAGATGGATTTATAGAAGCATTAAAAGGCAGAACTGCTGAGGTATGGAAGAATGAGTAAGAAGAGAAAGGAAGGAGCTTTTAAGTTTCAACCATTTTCAGATAAACAAGTTCAAGTACTTACATGGTGGAATGAAGTATCGCCTGTAAGAGATGCAGATATATTAATTGCAGACGGCTCAGTTAGAGCTGGTAAAACTGTTGTAATGTCATTGTCTTTTATTATGTGGGCCAATGAAACATTTAATGGAGAAAATTTTGCTCTATGTGGTAAAACAATAGGATCATTAAGAAGAAATGTTATAAAACCATTAAAGAAAATGCTTAAAGGTAGAGGATATAAATGCAAAGACCATAGATCATCAAATGAAAATTATCTTACTATTTCAAAAAATGGAGTGAGTAATGATTTTTATTTATTTGGTGGTAAAGATGAAGGTTCTCAAGACCTAATCCAAGGTATTACATTAGCTGGAGTTCTATTTGATGAAGTAGCTCTAATGCCACAATCTTTTGTTAATCAAGCTACTGCAAGATGCTCTGTTGAAGGAGCTAAGATGTGGTTTAACTGTAATCCAGATGGTCCATATCATTGGTTTAAAGTTGAATACATAGATAAGCTAGAGGATAAAAATGCAGTTCATCTACATTTCACTATGGATGATAATTTATCTTTAAGTGAAAGAGTTAAAGCAAGATATAAGAAGATGTATTCAGGTATATTCTATAAGCGTTATATCTTAGGCTTGTGGTGTCTTGCTGAAGGGGTTATTTATGATATGTTCAATGAGGATATTCATAAAGTTGATGCTATAAACAGAAGATATGAGAAATATTATGTGAGTATTGATTATGGAACTCAAAACGCTACTGTATTTTTATTATGGGGATTATATCAAGGTAAATGGTATATAGTTAAAGAATTCTACTATAGTGGTAGAGATGCAAGTATACAAAAATCAGATGTTCAGTATTCTAAGGAATTAAAGAAATTCTTAGGAGATATAATACCAATAAAAATAATAGTGGATCCAAGTGCAGCAAGTTTTATTACTCAGCTAAGGCAAGATGGATTCAAGAATATACTACCAGCTAAGAATGATGTGCTAGATGGAATAAGAACCGTTGCTAGTGCTTTAAATCTTGGTTTGTTTTACGTTAATGATATATGCAAAGAGATATTAAAGGAATTTAGTTCTTATATTTGGGATCCAAAAAAATTAGATCATGGAATTGAAGAAGTTTTGAAAGATAAGGACCATTGTATGGATGCTATGAGATATTTTATTTATACTATTTTAAGATATGATATTGATGCTAAATATGATGATTCTGTATATGAAAAAGGTAAAGGTGTTGCTAATACAACTAGTGATCCTTATAAGAGAGGAGGTAAAGTGTTTTAATGTATTTTAATATAGACAATAATAGCAATAGCAAGAGTATAAAAGATACATTGCTTAAGCTACCAGACACTGAAAAGCATGAAAGGGATGTTGTTAGAAAAAACTATATATTTTATAAAGGTAAATCCGTAGTTCCAATAGATAAAGTAGGCGAAGATAAAGCATTACTAGGTCAGAATTGGGAAACAAATGATAAATGTGATTATAAGCCTACACAGGACATAAGAAATAAGATTAAACCGCTTCTTAGAAAACAAGCTAGATGGATGTTTGGAGTTGAACCTACTATTAAGCTTAAATCAGACAACAAAGAGTATAAGGACCAGTGTGAAGAACTAAGAAAGTTCATTGAGAATGTATTAGATGATAATTCTTTTTGGCCAACAACTAAAAAGGCTTTTTTGGAAGCAACAATTAAAAAGAGAGTTCTACTTAGAGTGGAAGCCAACCCTAATTCTCCATTGATCATAAAGTATGAATCAATAGAGAATTTTTATTATAAAGAGAAAAATGGAAAGCTCTTATATGTTGTATTCTTTGAAGAAGATGAAGAGAATGTATATAAAGAATCGGATGCAGAAAAGATTTATTATTTGCACACTTATTATTATAAGTTCAGTGAGAAAAAAGAACGCCAAGCCTGGTACAAGAAGGAAACTTATTTTAATGCAGAAATACAAAAAGATTTAACAATAGAGCAGGATACTGGATTTATTAATATTCCATGTTGGTTGATTAAAAATAGTGGTGAGTTAAATGATTCGTTTGGTGAATCTGATGTTGAGGAATTAATGGATACACAAACACAATATAATAAAACCATTAGTGATACGAGAGATGCAATTAGATTTATGATGTTTGGTGCTGAATCTATTATTGATGGAAATATTGATGATGTTAGCAAACTTACAATAGCACCAAATGCAATTCATGCTATTAGAACTAGGGATGAGTTATTAGATGGCGGGAAACAAGCATCAATGCAAAGGTTAGAATATAACATGGGCAATAGTGCTGCTATTGAGGCTTATTTAGATAGAGCAGATTCAGATATGAACTTTACTATGGATATGCCACAGTTAAAAGATTTAAACAATATTCCAAGTGCTAAGGCTATGGGATATTTATATAATGATCTAATTGCAAGGTGTGATGATAAGTGGAATGATTGGATGCCCGCATTTATAGGATTGTTAGACTTTATAAAGGAGGTTGGTTCTGTTTGTTATCCAGGATTATATAACAATCTTTGGAATCAATTAAAATATAGTACTTTATTTGGACATAATTACCCATTACCAAGTGACACAGAAGAAAAGAAAACAACTGCAATGAATGAGGTTGACCGTGGCGTAAAATCCCATCAATCTTATATCAAGGATTACTCAGACAGTGAAGATGCAGAAGAAGAATGGAATGAAATACTTCAAGAGATGGCAGCAATAACAGCTGCAGAGAGTGAACAATTTGACTCTGCTGAAGAGAATGAAGACAATTCCAATTTAGATAATAATGAGGAGTGATAATCATTGAATGAGTATTTAAAATTAGTAGCAGAAGCTCAAAAGCAAAGGATGAAATTAACTCATAAACAAACATATAGAATAAGGAAATTATATAGAGATATAGCTAGAGATCTTGATAAAAGAATCAAGCAAGCTCCTAAAAATAGTTTATCTGAAAGATGGTTAAAGGATTATCAAAAACAATTTAAAAATGATATAAAAATATTGAATAAGATATTAGAAGTGGATATAAAAAAATCAATGGGTAAAAGCGCTGAAATTGCTTCTAATATACAGTTGAACTTCTTTTATATGCTGGATGAAAAATATAATTTAGACTGTAAATCTCATTTTGCAAATATGTTCACTAAAATACCAGAAGAGGCACTAAAAGAACTTATAAATGGTGGTTTTTATAAAGATGGGAAGGGTCTTTCAAAGAGGATATGGTTTAATGAAAATAAAGCTAATACGGAATTTGATTACATACTTCAAAAAGGTTTAACAGAAAAAAAGAGTGTATATGATTTAGCAAATGATTTAGCTGATTATGTCAATCCAAGTGTTAAAAAGGAGTGGGATTTTAAAAGAATTTATCCAAACGTAGGTAATAAAAAGATAGAATATAATTCTTTTAGGCTTGCAGTAACATCAATATCACATGCATATCAATTAAGTATGAAAAAATCATGCAAAGCTAATCCCTTTGTAGAAAAAATTGAATGGCATACGTCTAGTAGTCATAGAGATCCATGTGTAGTATGCCAAAATAGAGAAGGTAAGAAATATACTCCAGATGAATTGCCAATGGACCATCCTAATGGAGTATGTTATTTCACGCCAGTTATAGATAAATCGCTGGATGATATAGGTTCAGAGTTGCATGGGTGGCTACATGGTGGAAGTAATACTAAATTAGATAATTGGTATCGAGAATATGGAAATGAATTTGTTTAAAAGCCTTGAAAATAAGGCTTTTTATTTTCGCCTTTTATGATTATACATAAGGCATTAAAGAATGGATTAATTAAATATCTAATCGTGGTCATTTAACATAAATAGAAATTTAATTAATTAAGGAGGAAAAATAACAATGGCAAAATTAAAAAATATTATAGGAGAGGAATTATTCAAACAGCTATCAGCAGACCAGCAAAAGGAATATGAGGGCAAGGACTATGAAGATGTTTCGAATGGCGCTTATATCACTAAAAAGAGGTTTGATGACGTTAATACTGAGGCTAAGAGCTATAAAAAGCAAGTTGGAGAAAGAGATCAACAAATCATTGATTTAAAAGAAGAATATAAGGATGTTGATGGTCTTAAGGATAAACTTTCAACGCTTGAAACAGCTAATCAAACTCAAAAGGAAACTTATGAGAAACAACTTAATGATATAGCGTTCAGTAATGCTTTAGAAAAGGGGCTAAGCTCTTTCAATGTTAAGGACAAAACTTTAATTATGGCTTTACTTAAGAAAGAAAATCTTAAAGTTGATGGAGATAATATCATAGGACTTAAAGAACAAATAGAACCACTTCAAAAGTCACATGAATATCTGTTTGAGAAAGCGATTAATGGAACAGGTTCATTTGATACTAGTGGAGGAACTAATGGAAAAGAAACAACAAAGACTAATTTTGCTAGTGAATTAGGAAAACAGAGAGCTGAAACTTTAAAAGCTAAAAGTTTAACTGATTTTGCTAAATAATATATAAGGAGGAATGAACATTGAGACAATCAAGTTATACAATTGGAGCAAAACAAAAGAAATTAAGATTAATTGCAGGAGATCACTTTATTTCACTTCCAGTTAAAGTGAGAAAAGGTGATGTAAAAACGCTATTAGATAGTAATGAGGTGCTATTAGCTGGAACATTAATAAATAAAGATGGAAAGGCAGTAACTTCAACAAGTACAAGCACAGATGTTTATGGTGTTGTATATCAAGATATTAGTTTTAAAGGTTCAATGTCACCAACTACCAACGCAGATGATGCAACAGAAGTGGTACCAGTATTTGTTCATGGAGTTTTATATGAGTCAGAAGTTAAATTTAATGCAGATACAGCTATTAAAACATTAGAAAAGGCTGCTCTTAAGCAAATAATTTTTGGAGAATAAGAAGGAGGACTATTAGAATATGAATTTAAGTGATTATATTAACTCAAAAAACATTGCTCTTTATATTAAGGAGCTACCAACAGAATCAACAGTTGATAAAACATTATTTCCTGATAAAAAGGTGACAGGAACCAAATTAGAAATGGCAAAGGGTGCTAAAAAGAAATCTGTTGCTTTAAGAATGAGCACATTTGATGCAGCTACAAAAATGAGAGCATTAAGTGCCGAGTTAACAGTAAAGTCTACTGAGATTCCTTTCTTCAAAGAAGGTATGGGAATTGATGAAACTACAAGAAGAGATTTGCAAAATGCAATTGGTGCTAATAATGAAAACTTTGTAAATGCATTATTAGGACAAGTTTTTGACGATTATTCTAGTTTAATTAACGGAGCTAACATAATAGCGAAGAAAATGAGAGCTAGTGTAATTCAAAATGGAGTACTAAATTTCACATCTAAGGATGGTGATATTGTAGTTGATTATGGAGTTCCAGCAAATCACCGAGAAACATTACTTAGTGCAGATAAATGGATTGATCCTAGCGCTGATATAGTTGGAGATGTTAGAAAATTTCAAAAAGCTATTACAGATGATCAATATGCTAAACCAACGATATTACTGTTAACCGAAAAGACATTTGACAATACATTCTTAATTAACACGGTAATTACAAATCATATTAAGAATAGTAACATAAATACAACTTTAATCTTATCTCAAACAAATTACTTACAATTTGCTAAAGAAGTGCTAGGATTAACAGTAATTTTCTTAGAAGATACTACTTACATTCCATCAGAAGGTGCAGCGGCTATTCCATATTATGCTGATGGTAAAATTACTCTTATGAGTGGTGCTTCATTAGGTAATACTGTTTATGGTACTACACCAGAGGAATTCGATAAACAATCAGGTTCATCAAAATTAGATACTTATATGGTTGGCACAGGTACTGCAGTTACAACTATGGTAAAAGAAGATCCAGTCACAGTTGATACAAAAGTTTCAGTTATGCCTATTGTAAGTTTCGATAGAGCAGATGAAGTATTCTTTGCAACAGTATATTAATTTAGAGTGGTCGATTATGCTACTCTTTTAATTTTAATTAAGGAAGGATGATTTAAACATGGCTAAAAACAATACAGAAAAAACTTTTAGTGCAGTATCAAAAGAATTTATTAAATATGGTGGACAACATTTAGAACCTGGAGAGAAATTTAAAGTTAAAGAATCAGAGGTGAAGGAATTGAGTGATTATGCTGAAATAGAAATTCCAGAAGAAGAAATACCACCAGTAAATTCAGATGGTAAAGAAGGTGAATAACCATGGAGCTCACACTTTTAGAAATATTAAAGCTTAATCTTCAGGAAAAGGAGTACCCTTATTTTCAGGATGATGATTTGCAAAAATTACTATTAGTTAATGAAAATAGTGTTTCGAAAGCTAGTTGGAGGGGCTGTTTGCTTAAAGCAGCCTCAGATGATGAAATGAAAGTTGGACCAGTAGAATTCAAGTCTAGTAATAAAGATTATTGGAATAACTTAGCATCCGTATATAAAGCTGATTATGAAGATGAACAAACTGCTTTAAATCCAATTCAAACAACAGGATATAAGACATCTATGCGAAGGGCAGACGAATTTTAATGGCTGTGATAAATACAACTAAGATAGGTGAAAAAATATATAAAAAACTTGAGAAAAAAGGATTGTTGAAAAGTATAAATATTCTGAGGAATGGAGAAAACGCCTTTAAAGAAAAATCTAGTGATCTATATGTATGCACTATAAAAAGCTACTATTACAAGAGTAATCTTAAGTTGACATTGAAGAATGGCGATGCAGCAACAGTCAATCGAGGTCATGAAGATAAATTGTTGGTTACGTTTAATGATGAAAGTAAGAAAATTAAACAAGATGATTATTTCATATTAAACGATATTAAATACAAAATAATAGACTTAGGGAATGTTGAAGATATAATCTTTGATATGTCTTTAGAACGGGTGTGATCAAATGAGACTAGATATTGAAGGTGTCTTAAATGGATTGGCAGATCTAGGTACAAGAGCCACGGTGGCAATGAAAGTATATGGCGATACTGCCGGAAAGAAAATTGAAACTTATGCGAAAAACAATGCTAAGTGGACGGATCGAACTGGGTTAAGTAGAAAAACCCTTGAAGGTGGCAGCCAAATGGAAGGTGACAAATGCGTGGTATATGTTGCAGGAAATACCGAACAAATGCCGTTCTTGGAGTTATGCAATGATAAAAAATATGCAACATTACAACCGTCCATCGATGCCCTTTCCCCTGAGATCCTAAGAGGATTGAATAATTTATTAGGGAGGTAGTTAGATGGGTAATTTTAATTATGTTGTTCCAGGTGATACTTTAGAAACCTCATTGATTAATGATGCAATAGCACAAACTTTATGGCAAAAGATCTATTTGTATTTGAAAAAGCTTGGTTATGAAGTCTATTCAGCCGGTCAAAAAAGAGATAAATGTCAAACTAGTTATGTGGTCATAAAAGAGAATGGCATTGTTGCTATGATTGGAAATATAGCCGGATACAAATTATTTGACATTATAATCTATCACCCAATGGATATTTACTCAACTATGGAGCCTTATGTGGAAAATATAAAGAAAGCAATAAAAGATATTGATGAGTTACGGCCCACGGGTAATGAAACGCCTCCAATTATTGATAGTGAGGTACAAGCATATACCACAAGCGTAACTTATCAGCAATTTAAACAATTGAGGAGGTAATATAATGGGAAAAACATTGGTCAATGTTGCTAAATGTTTAGTTACAAATGAAAGAACTGGCATATCATTTGACATTGGAGATACTGCAAGTGATATAGATGTAGAACCAATACTAAGTGCGGGGAAAAGAGATATATTAAGAGTTAAAAATAAGATTTTGGGAATTAATGAAACGGAAGATATAGTTATTGGTTATAAATTAAAGTTAAAGGATAATACTTTTAATATTGATGTGATGCAGCTTGTAGATGGCGGAACTATTACTGGTGATAAGTACACATCTATTCCGGCAGGTCAAGTAGTTAAAAAAGACCTATTTACATTGACCGCATATGCTGAAGAAAAAGATTATAGCAGAACAACTGGCTATACTAAGTTTGAATGGAAACATTGTAAAGGAAAAGTTCCTAAATATAAAATTAAAGACGGTGATTTCATAATTCCGGAATTTGAGGCTGAGTCAATTCCATTCCGTGGGGAGAGTGCCGTTAGTATTGATAGTGTTGCAACCCTTCCTGGAACGACTACACCCTAATGAGCCACCCATTAGCGGTGGTGGGACAACAGGAATATCGGGTGTAGTTGGAGGAACTGTAACAAATAATAATTCAGATGTGGGTGTAAGTATTACCACAAACATCAAGTGGACATTTGCACATGCTATAGATCAGGATGATGTGGATTTAATACATTTTACAGTTACAAAAACATCAGATGGTGATGTGGTAACTGGTACGGTAACTATTGACGATACTAAGAAGATCGTTACATTTATACCTATTGATGTTACTGCAAATACAGAATATATCGCAACCGCTAACGCAGTAAGGTTGTTAGATGGCAGCGGATCAACAACACCTATGAGTGTTGATTTTACTACTCTATAATAAATACGTTGCATGTGCAGCGTATATGATGAAAGGATTGACATACAAATGGAAGTAACGAGTTTAGAAGAATTAAGAGAAATTGCTAGAGGTGAGGTAATACCTTTGCCTGGTTTTACTGCCAATAAACCTTTTGCAGTAAGAGTTAAGCGAGTATCTCTACTAGGATTGGTTCAAAAAGGTACAATACCTAATACTTTGTTAGGCGCAGCCAATGAATTATTTTATGGAAAATCAAGCACGAATAATAATAAGAGTGTAGACATGAAAGAACTTACGAAGGTAATGACCATAATGGCTGAATCAGCTTTATTGGAGCCAACAGCAGCGCAAATGAAAGAACTGGAATTAGAGCTTACCGACACACAAATAGTTGCATTATTTAATTACACACAAGAGGGGTTTAAAGGGATAGAGAAGTTTCATAAAGAGTCAACGAATAATGTCAGTTCTGACGATGGCGAAAAATTACAAAATAAGGCCAAGTCAGATAATTAATCTAAATAGTGAGTATGAAGCCTTTTGTTTTGATGAGGCATGTTCATATATACTAAATGAACTTAATAAAGAAGATGCCAAAGAGCCAAGATTTGATGATGAAACACAACATGGTAACGATGATCTGATCGAATACTTTAAATCTAATAACAGATAAGGACGTGATCAAATGGCCACAGTACAATATAAATCTGCTACTTGCGACAAGTGTAATCACAAATTTAAATTAAAATCTAAAATTATGAAAGTTAAGAAAATTGGTGAGAGTGTTGAAAAATCTTATTTTTCTTGCCCAAAGTGTAGACATGAATATGTGGTCATGTACCAAGATCAAGAATTTAAAAATAATTTGAGAGAAATGGAGATCATTAGAAAGGACTTATCTGAATTAAAACGTGATGATGAAGGAGTAAAACTATTAATATCAAAGTATGACACGTTGTACAATAGGAATTTAGAAATTTCAAAAGGATATAAGAAACTTTACGGATCATAGAAATATGATCTTTTTATTTTGCACAAAAAGGGGGTGAGATAGAGTATGGCAATAAATGTCGGAACCGCTATCGCCTTTCTTGAACTGGATATGTCCGGTTTTAAAAATTCATTATCTGCAGCAGGTTCAGATCTTAAGAACTTTGCAAATGGTGGCGGTATTCAAAGTTTAACAAGTGCAATGAGTGGTGTTGGTAGTGAATTAACAAAAAAGGTAACATTACCAATAGCCGGAATTGGTGCGGCTGCCGTTGGAGCATCGATGGATTTCGAGGCCCAAATGTCAAAGGTTAAGGCGATAAGTGGTGCGGTTGGAGAAGAATTTGACGGTTTAAGGAACCAGGCAATTCAGCTTGGAGCCGATACAAATTTTAGTGCTAGTGAAGCCGCAAATGGTATGGAAGATCTAGCATCAGCCGGATTTAAAACAAGTGAAATAATGACTGCCATGCCTGGGGTTTTAGATTTAGCGGCAGCGGGTGCAGTTAGTATTTCAGATGCAGCAAGTATCGCCGGTTCAACACTTAGAGGTTTCGGGTTGGAGGCTGAAAAAGTTGGTCACGTTGGTGATGTACTTGCTAAACTTGCCGGAGATACAAATGCCGGTATTTTAGATACGGGTGAGGCGATGAAATACATCGCTCCGGTTTCTAAGGCATTAGGAATAAGTTTGGAAGATACCTCAGCAGCTATTGGTATGTTATCTGATGCGGGTATTCAAGGAGGCCAAGCCGGAACTGTTTTAAGAGGTGCTTTGATTAATCTTGCAAATCCAAGTGATGGAGCCGCAAAATTAATGGAGAATTTAGGTATAAAGGCATTTGATGCAAATGGAAAAATGAAACCTTTGGGTGAAGTTGTGTCGATTTTAAAAGATAAAACGGTAGATTTAACCTCAGAGCAAAAGGCATCAGCTTTCGCAACCTTGTTTGGTAAAGAGGCCATGTCCGGAATGTTAACACTTGTAGATCAAGGGCCAGAAAAGCTTAATAAATTAAGTACGTCCCTTGCTAGTTGTGATGGAGCATCAAAGGAAATGGCCGGAACAATGCAAGACAACTTAAAAGGTTCAGTTGAGGCAATGAAAGGATCACTTGAAACTGCAGCAATTAAAATTGGTGATGTATTAGCACCAATGATCAAACAATGTGCTAACTATATCGGGGATCTTGTAAATAAATTTAGTGCATTGCCTAAAGAGACTCAAGAATTTATCGTTAAAATTGCATTGGTGGCAGCGGCAGTAGGTCCAGTATTAATTATATTGGCTAAACTAATCGAAAGCGTGAGAACGGTTATAAGCGTATTTACGGGAATTACAAAAATAGTTAATATAGTTTCAGCATTACCCGCATTAATGAACCCATATGTATTAGCAATTGTGGCTATAGTTGCCGCTATAGGATTTATAGTTTATGAGGTAATTAAACATTGGGACGATCTGAAAGAGTATTTCGGAGGATTTTGGGATTGGGTTAAAGGTATATTTAGTGGATTTTGGGAATGGCTTAAAAGCTTTTTTTCGCAATGGGGTACAACCATTTTATCTATTTTATTTCCTTTTCTAGCTATACCCATAAAAATATGGGAACATTGGGGCCAAATAAAAGAATGGTTTACTGATCTATTTAATAATATCGCAAGTATATGCGATAAAATTGGTCAGTGGTTTAGTGATGCAATCGATAAGTGGACAGGAATATGGGACGGATTCAAGGATTTTATGAGCTGGATTGGCTCTTCGATTTGGGAAGGATTAATTAGTGGCCTTGAAAAAGGTTGGGACTTTGTTTTTGAAAAAGTTGGAAACATGGCTGAGGGTATTAAAACATTATTTAAAAAAATATTTGATATAAACTCACCTTCAAGAGTATTCAGGGGTTATGGTGTTAATATTGGTGAAGGACTTGTTCAAGGGATTGATTCTCATAGTGATCGCGTTGGTGATGCCACAACTAATACTGCTAATAAAATTACTAAAGGGTTTGAAAATGTAATTAATTCAGATACAACATCGGAATTAGTTTCTTCATATAGTGGTGAGGCCGTGAGCGCTATTATTGGATCTATGGATGATAATTTCCCGGTTATTTCATTAGGTATAAATAAAATATCTTCTTATATTAATGGGGCGCTTGAGAATTTGCCAGTACCTGCAGCATCTATATTAAGCAGTGTACTTGGCTCAATGGGTTCAAAATTAAAAGAAATGGCGATTGATTGGGCAACAAATAAAATTGAAATGTCATCTAGCGTAGGTGTAGTTGCTTCTATAACTGATAAATTTAAATTGTATACAAGTGCAATAAATACATCGAGTGCAGCTTCAAAAATAGCTACTATAACTACTAATGCGTTATCATTAGCAACATCTATATTTACGACTGTTATGGCAGCATTAACCAGTCCTATAGGTATTGTAGTTTTGGCTATTACGGCTCTTGTTGCTGCGAGTTATTTATTATGGAGTAATTGGGATTCCATTGGCCCTAAACTTAAAGCTATATGGGAAGGCATTAGAGATTTTGCAATCAATATATTTTCGGGATTAGGGTCTATTTTTGAGGGGTTTGGTACTAATATTGTGGATGGGCTTTTAAATGGGATTATAAGTGGTGTTGAAGGTATAAAGAATTGTATTGAATCTATTGGTAATACCATAAAAAACACTTTTAAAAGTTTATTGGGGATAAACTCACCCTCAAAGATATTTCACGAATATGGTGGTTTCATTGGTGAAGGACTTGTAAATGGGTTAGACTCACAAGATACTGCAATTACTTCTAAATTTGGAGCTCTCGGTAATAAGATTAAAAATCTTGGTAATGTTAAACCTAATTTTAATCTTAGTAATGCAGCCTTGACCGGCGATTACAATGGATCAAGTAGCAGCTTAAGAAACAATGTTCCGAAACAGTATAATTTTACGCCTAATATAAAGATGCAAATATCAATTGCAGACACAGGAGCAAAGGGAACCGCACAACTTACAAGTGAATTAAAGAGCATGGCCCATAACGCCGTAAAAAACAGTATGGTTGATGAGTTCATGGCCGATGCATTAAGACTATAGAAAGGAGTGATAGTTAATGTCTAACTCTTATGGAGTTACCGAAGATTACTTGGATGGTCTTACTTTAAAATATGAGGATGGTTCAGAAGTCATTGCGGTAATCACTAATTACACTCCGGCCTTACCATCCTTTAAGCTTATAAAGAATAAACCACTAAAGGGTAATACTAGATTTCAGAGCATTAAAGGTAAGAATGATACTAAAATAAAATTTAGTGTGGTATTTGATATATCTACTCACGGCAAGGACTCTTATAAAAAATTCCTAGCACATGCAGGTGTGGATTTGTTCACCTTTATTGATGAATGGAATTATATCTATACTGGCAGAATTCAAGACAATATGTCCATGGACATGCCTATAGAGGGCGATATTTATTATGTGGGTGTAGAGATGATTTGTAATTGTGAGGTGAGTGGCACTTGATAAACGATTTTATAGTGTATAGCCAAAGAAAAACAGGAAATAAAACATTATCATCACAAAGCGATATTTCACAATACATTATTAATATCAATATTGATAGGCGTTCCGGAACCAATATAAATGAATGTAAGTTGCTATGTGATGGTATTCCTTACTCAAACGGAACGCCATTAGTTAGAAAATCAGTTGCAAATGATGCTAATGTAATCACTGATCCAATGGATAAAATGCAGATATTTATTAATGGGAAAATTCAATTCACTGGTTGGTTGGTTAACTATAAAATATCTAGTGATAATCAGCAAGTGGATCTGACATTGCATGATAATAGTATCCTATTAAAACGGGGATTAAACGCCCATCCGATGCCAAAAGTAACATACAAGGAAGTTTATAATACAACTGTAATTGCAATGTTGGCGGGAATTGTAGGTGTTACGGTCAATTTAGATCCTAAAGTGATTGAAAAAGCCGTGTTATTGAAAAAATATACAATAGAAAATGGCCAAAATATATATGATGCCATAGTTGAACTATGTCAGAGTTTAGATGCCGTTATTATGGCACAAAAAGACGGAACTATGATTGTAAAACCCGTATATTTAGAATATACCAGTGGATTTGATTTTAAATATGATGAGGTTGATCACATCACTGCAGCATCAACAACTATATCCACATCGATGTTAAAACCCACTATTTTAGTTAAAAATGAAAGTGATGAGAAGGCGAAAAAATCTTGGGTTTTCACCGATAAGGAAATGTTAAATTATTTGAATGGTTGGGACGATGTAGAGGTTATTGATTCAGATTTAGCAATAAATAAAGATGTGGCCCGAAACATGGCCCATGAAAGAATTTGTACAATGTGGAGAAGTGCCACAACGCAAGACATTGTTGCCGCTGACGGTAATATCGATATGGACGTAGATAAGGTTATAGAAACAATAATCGATGATAATTCCGATGTATATCGCGTAATTGGTATGACTACTGTATTTAATGAGACTGAGGGGTATATTGACCGATTAACATTGGAATGTATTCACCCGCATGATATTGAATTTTTAGGCGATATGATAGATTGTAAAGGCATGAGAGATGCAATAGTTGCCCAAGCTATGAAATATTTAAATATACCTTTTCACCCTGACATGTATTACAGGCAAGATCAAGATGAATGGGGCATGAAGGATGAGGCATTAATTACGCATACACTAATTGACATTGGAATGAAGTCACCGGACGCATTGACCACATCGCAACCCACTATTAAAAATGAATGGTGTTATTCAATCGCAAAAGATCAGTTACAAGCGGGTGACATAGTAACATGGCCCAATGATCAACGTGAAATGGGTTTCTATATTGGAAATAATAAAATTATCGAGGTTTGGGGTAGTGTTATATCAAATATGACACCGACCGCAATGCGATATAAAGGGTATTTCGTGAAAATAATCATGATGGATGATGCTTTTGGGGTTGTAGATCCCGAATGTTGGAGATTAAAGGAGTTGGAAGGTTGTGGCTAATTATTTTAAGGATTTCATGCAGCCGGCAAAAATTATATTTGAAAGGTTGCAGCAACAAAATAATAAAAGAATTGTTATAAATGGCAATGATGGATCTAAAAGTGGTGTCGATGTAATTCCACCTTTTTATCCGGATTTACCGGAGTATCCTTGTAAGCTTATCCGCGGATCAGACGGTAAAGTTACTGAAATCCAATATGGTGAAGATGCTCGAGGATATATATGGAAGCAGATTCTTCACAGAGGCTCAGATGGTAAAATTGATTATATTAAACAAGAAAACCCAGATGGCTCTTTCGATATTGTGCTTCATAGGGATAGTGCAGGTAAAGTTGAGATAGTTAATGTAGAATAAAGGCAGGTGATAGATATGGGATTGCCTAGTTATATTGTTAATATGGATGAGTTAGCAGATTTACTTAGTGATATGTTAAGTAATATAAATGTAGATGTTGGAGCTATAACCTTTTCTACAAATGAACTTGAAAGATTATTAACTGAGATAGATGGCAAAATACAAGGGGTAGATTATAATGCACTAATTACTGCCCTTAATCAACTAGGGGCTAAATTATCAGATTTGGGGGGTAACTTAGGTCTAACAGGGGTTCAAAAAATTTATGGTGAGATGTTAGAAATTACATCTATTGAAGGTCAACAAAGTTTAGAATTTACAGTTCCATCTACTGGCAGAATAACGGGTATAACCTATAGTTTGAGTTCCTGGAATTATGAAGATAGTTGGGATTTAGTTGTGGGTGATACTAAATTATTTAGTACAGTAAGAACAAAAGAATATGGTGAGCATAAGTTTTTTAATATGTTTTATTCTGTTAGTGGGGGGCAAGTAATTAAATTTAATTATAATAATACTAGTGGATCAAGTAAGATATTGTGGGTGGATTTTAATATCCTAGAGGATGTCTAATGAATCTTACTCAAGATAGCTTTCCAAAGTATGTTATTAACTTTGACGAACTGACCCAATTATTCAAAGAAAAGCTATTGCGAATAATTAACAATGAATTAAATAATAAATACCCCAAACTTAACACAAATAATCTTGAGGCTATGTTAGAAGACATAAAGGAACTGCTACCCACTGAACAATATAGAAGAATAAGAATAATCATAAATGATATAGTATATCAAGATATTATGGGTATACAGAAGGTAGAGGGTAGATTATTAGATGTGCCTCCTATTATTAGAGTTACTAAAGAATCCTTCCAATTTGAGAAAGATATATACCTTACTGGTTTGCAATTCAATCAAACAGGATGGAAAAAGAATGATAGGTATACTCTAGAAATCAATAAACAAAAAATAATTAATAATGCAACTATTAAAGAAATAGGAGAGCATAAGTATTTTAATACCTACTTCTTAGTCAATGCTAATACGCCTATTGATTTCACTTTAGATAATAGGAGTGGTAATAGTAGACAGACCATGATAGATCTTGAGTATATTGAAAGAACAGAGCCACTACCCCCACCTATTGATCCACCAACACCAAATCCTACTGGACCAGGAATAGAAGATATTATTAATGCATGGGATGTGGCTGTAGTAATGAATTGGGAAGAATATTCTAGTGGTGATTTAGATTTGCATGGCATTATTGGTGATAAACATATATATTTTGGTACCAAAGATCAATTAACGGATCAAGGTTTATATATGAATTTTGACTGTAGAAGTCATATGCAAAGTACCGACCCTGAGATACTTAGTGTGAAGGGGCATAAGAATAGCTCTCTAGCTATATACGTTCATAATTACAATGCTGTAATATTAACCCACCCCATAAGTATAAAAATATATGGTAAAGATTCTTTAGGTAATAATAATTTACTTAGAGAAATGAGTGTTACTTTAGAAAATAATAGTGATTATTTAATAGGTGTTTGTACCATAAATTTAAACACTCTAGAAATAATAGGATTAGATAAGAAAATAAAAACATTGAATGGAGGACTTTAAAATGGCAGATAATTTTTATTATGTAGAAGGAAATACCAGTGTAAAAAATCTAGTTAAAAACTTAGTAAAAGAGATAACTGAGAATGCAGGGATATATAAATGGAACCTGGTATATCCATCCTCTATTAATGAGATTGGTGTATCTACAACAACAACAGTAGACCTTATAACCGATGGGAGTACAACTACCAAAGTGAGTACTACAACTTTCTCAGTAAATAATATAAAAGACATGTGTATTATTGAGGCTACCACAACTTATGGTGAGTCTTTCTATGTGAAAATAGATAGAATACATGCGGACTTATCAGGTGAGGAGAAAAAAGCAATAAAAGCTTTTGAGTCTAATCATACCTACAATACTGGCTCAGGGTATATATCTCATAGAAATGATGCTGAAGTATTAGAACTTATGTATGGTATAACTAAGGGTACAGGGGGGGCTGATGTATATAGTGGTAACACCTCTAGCTTCGATGATTACGTAAGTGCAATGACCAAAGGTAATGCTCTGAATAATTTAAGATTGCAGATATCAAGTAGCTTAAATACTGAAGGTAATGACCTAGACATGGCAACAGGATTACAACAGATTTATAATTTTAAATTAGCTTGGTATAAGTATCTACCACCAACTATTAAAGATTTCCTGCCAGTACAATACTGGTTAAATATTACAAAAGATAGTATAAATTTAGTTTTAAGAGGTGATCCCTCGGCTGATACCGCACCCTATGAAAATTACCTAACCAGTTATGCTTATATAGGGGCATTAAAACCCCTTGAAGATTCAGCCACTACCGATGATGTATTTAACTTTGCTATAACAACTAGCTCAGATGTGGAACCTAGTTATGCAAAACCATATGGTGAAAGAACTGCTACTGGTGTGACCGATGTTTGCATGATAGCTAGTAAAATTGGTATGCCCTATCAACCACATTACCCTGCTTTTTATGCCACTAATCCTTTTATGGATAAATGTAATGTGGAAGGCTCTAGATGGAATCATAAGAAGCACCAGTTTAGTGATGTTACTCTAGTACACCCTATTGACATGGAAAGAGGAAAAATGATTAATGTGTTAGTAGGGGATGCTTCAAGTATCTATGATATGGATAAACTAGCCTACAAGAAAGATACTGCAGAGGAAGAATACTATAAGAAGTTTAAGATTACAGCTCCTTATAACTTTTTAAATAATAGTGCTCAGGTTAATTACTGCATAGCTCTTAGATGTTATAAAACAGTAGAATAGAGGTGGTATAAATGCTCTCACATACAACAATTCCCTTATGTAGTTTTAGATATGTGAGGGACACCCTTTCTAGTGTCTCATTTAATTATATTAATGAAGGTATAAGCAAGACAGAGACTAAATCAATTAACAAGGATAAAGTGACTGAAATTGATAAGTTCCAGGATATCTATATATATAATGAAGATCAAGTAATAAATAAAGATTATGGAAAAGAATTAAGTTCCTATTCTACTCATATTCAGATCAATACTTCTCATATTGTAGAAAGAGATACTATTATACTAGATAAACGAAAATGTAAGGGATTAATATCATCAGAGGTAAGGCAAATGTTTATAGGGGACTCTATAACATTATCCAATAATTATTATCCTAGCATAGGTAAATCTAGAGGCATTTATGTATATAAGAGTCTAAGTAATATAGATAAAAAAACCAAAATCTATAACCTTTATAAAAATAAATATGCACCTATAAGTAAAGACTTTAAGAATAAATACATTTGTGATTTAGAAAATGATATTAGTCAATATATAAACTATTCACTAGAAACTAATAATCATGAATTAAGTAAGTATTATTATAAATTAATAAATAGGCCTGATAATTTGGGTATCCAAAAAAATGAAATTAATTCCTTAATTAAAGATGAAATATCTATATCCCTTGATGATAGAAAATCCTTATACATTAACCCAAAAGAGATAAGCAAGTCCCTTACAGAGTATCAATTAGAGGCTGAAAGTCTTATCAACTTAGTTAAGTGTGTTACTAGGACCCCTTTATATAGAGAACATTTAATTGATTTATTAAGAAACAAAGAGGGATATCTAAGTAGGGAAATTGCCCATTCCCTGGGTAAAAGTGATAAACCGCTATCTTTAAATAGTGAGATTATAACAGGCATAATTAAAGATAATAGTCAAAGGTATTCAGCTAGGGAATATATAGCCAGCATAATTAAAGATGGTACTAAAAAATATTTTCATAGAGAAGCTAGATACCCTCTAATTAAAAATCCTAATGTGAAGCATTTCTATAGAGAATTATTAATTCCTATGATTAAAGATAAAAACAAAAAGTATTTCTATAGAGAAGACCTTATCCCTATATTTGACTTGAGTCATAAAAATTATTTAAGTAAAGAAATCTTAATTTCAGTATTTAAGAATAAAGAGAATTATCTAGGTAAACAAGTAATAATACCTGTTTATAAAAATCCAGAATCTTATCTAAGTCATATGACTACTATAAACATATACAAAGAATTAGAGAAATATTTGTCTAAATTAAAAGTAAAAATGATAGACCTATACGGTGAGGAAAGTAGATACTTATGCAGTAATATAGTAAATGGGATATATAAAGAAAACACTAAATTTATTAATGTGACCAAGCGATGGTGGTGGTTAAGTGATACCCACCCAAAGGATAAGCTAATTGTACCTAATAAAGATTATAGCAAAATGGGTGACTTATTAAATAATGATAACTTTGAGTATTTACGTTATAGCAATCATCCTATTGAATGGGGTAAGAGCTGGGGCACAGATTGGAGTATTCCTACTTATGATGTGTCAGTAGAAATAATGCTGGATTTAGTAAATATTATAATTATGATATGGCACAAAAACAATCAAGGTTGGTTTAATGTGACGGGTAAAGAAGCTATGCAATTACTACTGGAGTTGCTCTATGACTGGTATTCCATGCCTACTTCAACACCAAGCACTTCTTATTATAGAGCTTATAGGTGGATTCGTTGGGAGGCTGAGAAGGTATATTTCTTAAGCACAAAGAATGGTTTACAGGCTATTGGTATATTAGTAGCTAATTTAATAGACTACTTAAAATATCATCATTTCAATGTGGTACCCATATGGAAAAAACCTGGTGCCATGGATGAAGGTAGAAATTTTAACAAAATTGCAACCAATGGTGATCTAATGCAAGAAGTAGATAAAATCAAAGGCAATAGACACTATTTAATTGAATCTCAAAATTTTGAGAAAATAAATATATTTAGGAGGTAGTGAGTATGAAAATAGGAGACATAGATTTTAAAGACCCAAGACAAAAGGTGTGGGGTATATTAAAAAGTAAGGTTCTAACTAGTTTACCTTATGGAGGCGAAACCGATGATTCTGGTAATGCTATATCAGATTACGTTACAAGTTCTTATTCTGATGTATTAGCACAGGTTCATGATTTAATAGCTCAAGGAACTTCTAGTTCCAATATACAAGTTGTAGAGCTTGTACCATACAACTATGTTATTCAACCTAGAGTTTAGTAGGTGATAAGATGAAGCTTATAAAAGTTAAAAATGGTTTATTAGAGGCTGAGAATTTTTTCTTAGTCTCTACTTTTGGTGATTTTGCGGGTAGTAATAATGTAAGCAGAGATATAGCAACTGGTGAATTGAAATTAATATCTGATAATAAGATAGAAAGATCATTTGCTTATAATGAATTTGTGATAGAAGTTAAGAAAGAGAATTTTACAACCCCTAACCCTAGTAATTATGCAATGATCTACTTAGGCAATAGTGATTACACTTTTGGTATTAAGGACAATGAATTTAACACTCAGCATAATTATTGGAAGATATTAAAACAAGATAATTATATCCAGGCTTATGTAAGTGAGGATGGTGTAAATTATATCAACATAGGAGGCATGGAATTTTCGGAGGATATAACGAAACAAGGCTTTATGAAATATGGAACCGAGGATTTTATATTGGATGATTACAAAGTATATACTTGTCCTTATCTTACTATACAAAATTACCCGTCAGGTACTATATGTGAATTATATGATACTGAAAACAACTTATTAATTGCTAGAGCATTTGATGATAATTTTAAATGTAAAATATATTTAGATAACAACAATATAGAAGGATACTTCACATTTAAAGACACAGAGGGAAATATAATAGGTAATAATACCGATCCCTTAGTTTTGGGTTATGGAGATGTTTGGGTGTGTAGTCCTTATAATTTTGAAATCATATATCATGGAAGTGTAATTTCCGATATTACCCCCGCTTTATTACAAGATTTAGATGAATTAATGGTTATTAAAAATGTAGGAAGTAAAGATTACACTGGACTAGTAATAGGAACTCAAACTAGTTCAAATGACCTAGTACAGCTTAGCCTTGATGGTGTCACTTATGCAAATACTATAAGCATAGATATTTATCAAAATGAAGAAAAAAATATCTATGTAAAAGTAACTAAGAATGTGAATAACCATAACTTCTCAGTTAGAGATTTTCAATTAATTATTAATGAATAGGGGGTAACAATTGAATGAGTGAATTTTTTAATGTAACACTAGATAAAGATATACTACTTGATGATGCCTCTATAAGTCTGGGAATGGGATGGTCTAGTAGGAAGATACTAAGTGAGATACTAGCTCAAGTATCATTATTAATTAATGATAGTGTAACAAATGACATTAATAGTTGGTCAGGTGAGAAAATAACACAAGAAATCTTAGATCATGTAAAAGAGTTGATTAATGACAATACTACTAATGGCCTAACTACCTGGTCAAGTGAACAGATATTAGAACAAATTATAAATAGTAGAATTACTAAGTTTGAAGAACTATCCGATGTAGATGTGATAAATAAGAAGGATAAGCAGATAGTAGTTTACTCTGGAGACACTACTAAATTTACTACTATTGATTTAGGGGATATGGGAGAAGCAGCCGGACTAAGTTTAAAACAAATAAGTAAGATGGGTACTACAGGAAGTGTTGCTACCCCTAATATTGTGGATATACCTATAAGTACTCTTGATTTTAAAGTACCTAAAGTCAATGTACTCAAATTTCAATTAGGAGATCAAAATGTAATTAAAACCAAGAATGCTTTTACTAATGGTGAGGGCAATGACTTTGTATCTGATGATATGATTATATTTGATGGTACTGCTCATTTAAAAACAGACTTCACATCTACCATGATTAAAGAAAGTAACATTGACACCTATAAGACTTATAGTGTGGCTATAGATAAAAGCAACCTCAAAACAATAACTAGTTTAAATGTGACAGCAAGTGGTACTGACCAAATACTAAATATGAAAGCAATCCCTAATGATAGACTATTATTATCAAAAGGTGATATGAACTTATCAAATGCTAGTAATATAGATGGGTTTACTCTAACTGCCATAGGTAGTAATTTAAGAATTGTTTGCAGCGTTGATAGTGGTACAACTTATAAATCATTTAATGTGGATCATTGGGAGACTGTACCCCTAACTGCCTCTGATGTGAAGTCTAGAGGTATGACTCTTGCAAATTTTAACTCCATCACTAGTAACTATTGGAACCTATTAGCTACCACAAGCAAGATAAGGTTTGCTTACTTAATGCAAGATGATAATTCAATAGATGATTTAAAATTACAGTATGATGGTCAAGGATTCTGGTTAGAAGCTAAAAACACTGAGTATGATGTGATCTATGCTTCTAATAGCTTAATGCAAGTTAAATTATATATAGGCGGAGATATAAAAATAAATTACTAAAGGATGTGATAAAATGTCAAGCCCATTGGGATTAACAATAAAGACAAGCTTAGATACTATGTTAGTGGGAGATTGTATTCCATGTAGATATACTGCAACTACAAGTGGTGTTGCTGGATTTTTTAGTGAACTTGGTACATGTATTGCCAATGAAATACCCATTACTGGTAGTGCAACTCCAGATGGATTGTTTTATTTTATTAAAACGGCAAAAGGAACTTTAATAGCAGATAGAGTAATACAAACTAATATTAGTTGGGATGTATTAAATACCTCTAGATTTATAGAAGGGAAACCCTTACAAGAAATTCCTAAAATGATATCTGAGGTACTTCCTTTAGGTAGAATATTTTATTCAGGACAAACTTATCCTGCGTATAAAGCATTTGATTTAGATATTTCTACTTATTGGTACTTTTCAAACGCATTACCTAAATATATAGGTTATGAATTTTTGAACCCTATTATAGCTAAGGCTTATGCCATAACCTCGGCTAGTGGTGGAAATCAAGATGGTTCTCCTACTACTTGGACATTTGAAGGTAGTAATAATATCTTAAATGATACAGATGATTGGATGGTATTAGATACAAAAACTAGTCAAGCAACATGGGCAACATCTGAAAGAAGATTATTTAGTATTCCAAATAATACATCTTATAAAAAATATAGAATATATATAACTAATTCTCAATCTGGTACTATAAATGCTAGTATAGCTCAATTAGAAATATATTCTAATAAAATAATTCGTTCTCTTTCTGGTGGATGTGCTTATACGGATGCTAATGGGAATATGTCATTAACTGATAAAAGTTTGGGAGCTTTTCCTACTAATAATGAATGGGATAAATATATAGTTAATAATACATTAAATGGGAAAATAACTAAAGATAACAATACAGTATGGAATCATAAAACTACCATTCAAAACTGGTGCAGAGAAACTCCAATAAATGGAATATGGGTAAATACCAGTGGTTCCACAACAGCCTCTAATATATCGAGAATGCTTAGAGGGTATAGAAATGATGGCTGGAATAATGTAAACTGGACTACGTCTAATAGTGCATATAATTTGGGTTTTAGACCTGTATTAAATTATGTGGAAACAAATATAATAAATGAGGTGATTTATTAATGGCTACAATTGGGCAAGCTTTAACAGCACCTGAGACTGGATGGAAAAGATATGACGATACCGATAGTAGAATATCTTATAATGGAACTTGGGTAACATCATCTGGTAATAGTTCATACTATAATAACTTAATGCACTATTCGTCAGTTCCGGGAAGTAAGGTATTATTCAAATTTTATGGTACAAAACTAAGAATAATATCACAATTATTCTCAGTATCAGATACTGATACTATAATTATGATAGATGGTATACAATATACTTATACTGAATACTCTTCATCATCTAATATTTATCAAGCTTTGGTATTTGAAATTACCAATCTTTCATTAGGAAATCATATAGTATCAATAATAACCTCAGATGATTGTTCTACCAGTAAATATTGTAGATTAGATGCCATAGACATAGACTCTAATGGGTTTTTAATACATCCAATTTTAAATGAAGTTCATAATATTAATGACATAAAAAATATTGGCGATTGTATTCCATGTAGATATACCACTTTAATTTCTGGGCAAGTGGGAACATTTAGTGAGTTAGGTACTACAATTGCTTCCTTAATTCCCCCTACTTCTTCTGCTATACCTGATGGCAGTTTCTATTGGGTATACGTAGGCAAAGACTACTTAGGTAGGAAGAAATTTATTGCTGATAGAAATATACAGCATAGTATTTCTTGGGACACTTTAAATAGTGCTGGGATATGTAGTGAATTACCCTTGGCCTATATAAATGACGTTGATGCTATACCTAAAATGACCAACAATATAGCACCATCTGGAGTAGCTTTAGCTAGTTCTACTATGACTGGTTATGATGCATATAAAGCTTTTGATAAGGTAGATGGGTCAGATTCATCTTGTTGGATAAGCAATAACATTGCAACTGGTTGGCTAGAATATGATTTTGATTTACCAAAAATAATTAAAAAATATACATTAACTCATTATTATTCTACCATAACTTGGTCACCTAAGTCGTGGACATTTGAAGGATGGAATGGTAGTTCATGGGTAGTTTTAGATACTCAAACAAATATAACTAATTGGTATAATGGTTCAATCAAAGAGTTTAATATTGCAAATAATATTTCTTATACAAAATATAGATTGAACATAAATGCAAATAATGGTCACACCTATATTGCTATCTATAAGTTAGAAATGTTTGAATCTCAATCAAAACAAAATAATTTTTCAATAAGATTACTTACAGGAGGTACTTCTGCATTAGATTTAGACAATGAATGGGATAAAATTATTGCCAGTTCAACTCTTGGTGGAACCATAACTGCTGGAGATAATAATGTATGGAATTGGAGTAACCCAAGCCCCGCGAGTTTAGTATCTACAAGAACAGGCCCCACTACTACTAATGTTAGAGGATATGCGTTAGTGAATACATCATACCCAACAACTGCTACAAATCTTGTAGATGCCTCAAATGGTTTTAGGCCAGTATTGTTAGTAGAAACTTTAGTAGTTGATAAATTCTTAATTAAAAAAGATTCTAATTATTATTCTATTGATCCAAAATATTATGATGTAGCATTACACTCATTTTTACCACTAACTCTTACGGGTGGATCAATGCCAAACAAAATTGATATTGATACTTTCGGGTTCGATGATATAAATAAAATTTTATCCAGTATGACTAGCGGATCTGACACGTTTAAACCGATAGATAAGTTTGATAAATTTGAAATTAAATTATACAAGATTACTTAAAGACACTTACTTGAATGTAGGTGTCTTTTATTATACAAAAATTTAAAAAAGGTAGGTACAATATGGAAATTATATTACAAACAGGATTATTAAGATTATTACCAAAGCCGATAACTTACATGCTTTTATTTTACTTTGCATGTAAGTTTTTTGATTTTACAAGCGGTATTTTAAAATGTCTCAAAAGCACCGGAACGGGGTATAAAAGTTCTAAGATGCGTGATGGTATAATCACATGGATCGGTGAACTTATTGGAATATTATTCGTTCTTGGATTAGATCTGTTATTTGGTTTGAATTTCGTACTATGCGGGGCAACCTTGTCGCTTTTCATCGTTAAAGAAGGTGGAAGTATATTAGAAAACCTTGCGGCGTGTGGAGTTAATATGCCGGATATAATAAAGGATCGACTTGAAATATTAAAAACAAACAAAAATAATGATTTACCAGTAAGTAAAGAGTAGTTTTATAGCTACTCTTTTTTAATACAAAATTTTAGAAATGAGGTATGTTAAAATGAAAACTTTTGATTTAAAAGCAAGATTAAGAAATAAGGGCCTTTGGGTTTACATGGGTGGCGTTGTGGTTTCAACAACTCAATTGTTAGGGTTTAAGATCTTTCCAGAAGATTGGGCCAACACATTAAATTTAATCATTGGAGCATTAGTTGGATTGGGTGTACTTGTTGACAATAGTACAAAAGGTTTAACAGATAGTACAAGTGATAAGGAGGCGTTACAATAATGATTATAGGTTTAAGAGGTGGCCACAGTTCCAATTGTGTTGGAGCCGTTGGCATAGTTAACGAATATGACCAAATGCAAAAGTTTTATGAGGTAGTGGCTGCATTATTAAGATCAAAGGGCCACACTGTTATTGATTGTAATTCAAATGGATTAAATGCTGGTGCTGAACTATCACAAGGGGCAGCAGCCGCAAACAATGCAAAGGTTGATATATTTATCAGCTTACACATGAACGCATCCAATGGTCAAGGTCATGGCGTTGAGGCCCTTGTTAGTTCTGTAAATAGCAAAGCATATTCAGCAGCACAAAGGTTATGTGATAACTTTGCAGCACTTGGGTTCACTAATAGAGGTGTTAAGACTAATAATGGCCTTTATGAAATGAACCACGTTGCAGCACCTAACATAATATTTGAAATGTGCTTTTGTGATAATGCAACAGACATTGAGATCTATAATAATTACTCATGGGATCAATTGGCCCTTACTTTCTGTAAATCAATAGATCCTAACATTTCTGGAGATGGAGTTGATACATCTAAAAATTATGTTATTACAACTTATTTACCGGCTGTATACCATGGGTATGATGGGGTTGACATAAAATCTATACTTGAATATTTTGATGGTGTTAAAGTTTACGTAAGGGGTAATGCTAAGGGTATATGGATCGAAACTGAATATATACCAATGAGTAAGTGCAATGAACTAAGATCAGCATTAGGCAGTTGGTTTTATTCAATAGAAAAATAATTTAAATAGCAAGAGTATTTTGAGGGTATGGGATTAATCCTGTACCCTTTATTTTTTTGTCTAAAATTAGATAAAATAGTGGGATATAATTGTAAATACGTGTACAATATACATAATAAAAGATTATACAAGGGGGAATATAATTAATGAATTTAAATTGTTTTACAAAATGGAAAATAACATTTTCGTTAAGTGGTTATATTACTTTTCCGAATGTAGTTAAAATACATGAATTTGAATTTATGAAAAAAGAAAATAGTGTATTGGCTACAACAATAATAGAATTTAAAAATATAGAGGAAGCACAGAATATAGCAAAAGAAAAAATCGATGAATTACTATGTGTTATAAGTGCAATGTTGAAACAAAAAATTACAGCAGAATTAAAAGAAGTACAACCTATAATTACTTGCGGAGTTCATGGACAGGCAATTTCATATTTAAATTGTAAAATGAAAGTTAATCAAGTATTTCCTAGTGATAAAATCGAAGAGATTAAGAAATTGTATGATATGTCATTGATAGATGATAATGTTAAAAAGGTTGTCACTTTACTAAGTAAAGCATACCCAAGAACATGGGAGAATTTATATAAAATCTATGAAGTAATAAATAGAGATACGAATATTGAGAGAAAAGGTTGGGCAACTAGCAAAGAACTTAGAACTTTTAAGCAAACAGCGAACGACCCCAATGTATTAGGTATAATTGATGCAAGACATGGACATACAAGTGCTACAGCACCTAATAATCCAATGGGTATTAATGATGCAATAGCATTAATAGAAAAAATAACAGATGATTGGATAGAATATAAGAAAAACTAAATTAATACAATAATACAATCAGTAGCTAGGAGAAATTCAAACTACTGCCTTTCATTTGTCGAAAAATAATAAAGAAATATTATTAAATAATATAGATTATTTTGTCGCATTATGTTATTATATAGACATACAAAAGATACCCAATCCCCTTATCTCTCATAATCTCATAGATATAAAGATGCAGTCATTAAATTGGCTGCATTTTTTGTCGTTATTTTTGTTGTGAAAAATTGAAAGTTATTGTATATATTTGCGAATATAACCATACAAACAATTTATTATGAAAGGGTGAGAATATGAGTAGAGCAAAATCAAGTTTAATGAAGTCAGCATTAGGATTTTTTTTAGCTGCAATATGTATAATGTATCCTCAGCAAATTGGAGGATTTGCTGCAAAAGGTTTAATTTTATTTTCAGATATATTTAGCAAAATTGTTACTCCTATATTTTTAAAGGCACTTGGAATTTAATTATGTACAAGCGTTACATAAAAAGATTTATAAAAAAAGAAAGGCAGTAATAGAAGTTACCACTAGTCCATTTTGCAAAAAATATCATAACTCTAATTTATTTAATATTCAATTGAATAAATTCATAAAAAATAGAGATAGTATTTAGGTTAGTTACTTAAAATACTATCTTTTTACAATATTCAGGGGATATATAATGTTTATACATTTAGTATATTTGACAAAAGTTACAAATAATATACAATTAAAGTATAAATTACATAAGGGGGAGTAATAATGAAAGGCTTTAAAAGAATACTTGCTAGTTTTGTTACTTTAATAACATTATTAGCATTAAATCCAATCGCAGTACATGCAGAATGGAAAAGTAATAATGTTGGTTGGTGGTATACAGAAGGAAACTCATATGATACCAATTGGAAGCAAATTGATGGAAACTGGTATTATTTTTATTCTGATGGATACATGGCGCATGATACAACAATTGATGGATGCTATTTGAATTCCAATGGAGCATGGACAACTAGTGGAACTAATACTTCTTATAGTAGTGGGGCAACAGATAAACAAAGCCAAACTGCATATTTATCAGCAACAGGTGATAAATATCATAGTATTCCTAATTGTGGAAACATGAATGCTAGTAAGGCAACAAAAACTACAGTCGCTGAAGCAGAAAAAAAAGGTAAAGAACGTTGTAGTAAGTGTTGGTAAAGAATGATTTTAAGGGGAAATAATAATGAAAAAAACTAAAAGAATATTTAGTCTACTGTTAGTTGCACTATTTTCAATAGTATTAATTTCATGTGGTGGTAGTAATCAAGTTAGTAATAAAAATAATACAGCTGCAGTAGAAACAAATGGAAGTAAACAAGTAGAACAAGTACAAACTAAACAAGCAGAACAAGTAGAAACTAAAAAAACAGGATGGATACAGGAAAATGGGAACTCGTATTACTATAACAGCGACGGTAAGATGCAAACTGGATGGATTAAAGATAATAATAAAAGTTATTATTTAAATTCATCAGGCATTATGCAAAAAGGTTGGATTAAAGACAATGGAAAAGACTATTATTGTGATAATTCTGGAGTAATGCAAACTGGTTGGAAAGAAAGTAGTGGCAAGTGGTATTACTTAAATGCTGATGGATCAATGGCAACTAATAAAACAGTTGATGGTTATTATTTAGCAGATAATGGAGCTATGCAAGAAAAGAGTACAAGTGTTTCAAATACAAATAGCAATTCAGTTGTCGATAATAATTTAGGTGCCACTAAATATGTAGATGCAAATGGAAAAGGTCTTATAAAAGGAAGTAAAACTCACATATACCATGTACCAGGAAGCACTTATTATAGTAGAACTACAAATGTTGCACAATGGTTTAAAACAGTTAAAGAAGCAGAAGCAGCTGGTTATAGAGCTCCCGAAAGATAG